AGAAAATGGTTTTGCGACTACGTCTGCCGTTCCAGCAATAACCGTTCCAGTCGTACGCATGGAAAACTCCTTCATCCGCTTTGCCGTGGTGTCGTAGGTATCCCTAAAGGCGGTTGTTAGGCTCGACATGCCTTCAATGGCACCCTTCTGAATTTCGTCTTCAGCAATTTTGCCCATCACGCCAGTAGCCTTATACGCCCTAGCGGAATCCTTTAAGGCTACCCTGCCACCAGCCCTGAGTGGGCTGAGTAGCATGTGGGGAATGTCTAATCCAAGATACGAAAGTGCGTTAGCCAGTTTTGGGTCGATGAGGTTCTTAACAAATCCTTTGTAGTCTGCTGGAACCCAGTCGCTGATAATGTCCGTCTTGCCCTCTTCGAGTTCCATCGAGCGATTATTAAACCAACGAGCCTCGTTAAACTGGTCGATTTGGTCTTCAATAGTTCCAGTGCCATTGATGTAGTCCTTAAACCTGTAAAATACAGAGTCTGGGTCCTCGGACTGAGCCAAGATACCGTAAAGGTCACGGACGTCACGAGCCACGGCGTCCACTGCGGAAATTGGTGCCTTAAGTGGGTTGCGAGCAATTCCTTTAACAATATCAACTGGGACCCTAGCGATGACATTTCCCATCTGCTTAACCGTCTCCATGGTAAACTCATGTCGGTCCTTGTTGGCTACCCTAAAAAGTTCATAAAGACGCTTCCCCTCCGAAGTGGTCTTGTCGAAGGTCTTAGTCCTGTTTGCCGCAAAGTATTCCCACACTTCATCTGGGGTGGGTTCATGAGAGCCGACGTCGCCATCGGACATGGACTTCTCTTCTGGCGACAGTTGATAGGATAGCCTCAGGCCATCCGTCATGGCCTCGTTGATTGCTTGGTCTAGTACTGCTGGGTCAATCTGCTCTGGAGTATCTTGGCCATCCTGTTCGTTAATCATGGGTCTGAGTGTCGATTACGCCTTTGTTAAAGTATTGGTTGGCCTTGGTCCTTGGCGAGGAGTCAATGAAACTAAGTCCATTGGCTTCACCAACTTCCATCGCCTTACGCATCGCACTTTCCCTTACGTTCCTGAGGATAGCAAGTTCGTTTCCACCAAGCCTAGTGATTGAAGAAGAGGCCCTTTGGGGCACCATGTGGGAGGCAATGAGCATGTCATTGTCGGAGACGGAACCACCCATGCCCTTCATGTCTTTCATGAGGGCTAGGTAGTCAGTCTTGATGCTAGACTCCAACATTCGGGCCAGAGCCGAGTCTTGAGATGGGTCTAGGCTACCTAGGTATGTGTTTTTTCGATACAAAGACTCGAGTTGAGCCAGTTCCCTATTCATCTTGGTTAACTTGCTAAGGCTACCCCTGAAGGCCCTAGCCGACTCATCTCCACCCCTGAATGGGACAGAGCCAATGCCAGCCCTTCGGGCAAGCATGTGTGCTGGGACGGACATGGGTTTGCCATCTGGTCCTTTCATGTTGTAGACGCCCTTAGGCCCTAGGGTAAACTTACGTTTAAAGACCTTACCCTGCTCATCGACGTCGTCTAATTCAAAAGATTCATCCTGCTGGAAGATGGCGGCACCCTTGCTTTTCATAAGGGCCTCAACGGCACCATAGTCACCAAGGCCAGCATAGAACTGGGCATCTCTCATCCTAGGGTCTGGAGCCTTAGGGGGGGCTTTTGAAGCCGCCCTTAGCATGTTCTGCCTAGCAATTCCCAATTGGGCGGTCTGGGTATTTTTGCCGATGTGGGCCCAAGGACTGAAACCCATAGACACATTTTGCTGGGCCTCGGTCATGTCATCAAACCCAGTCGGCTTGGTTGACTGTTGCCTCACGAGGCCAGCCATGGCGTTGTACCCCTGAGCGTCCTCCTGCTCGGCCTCAATCGGCTCCTGTTCCTGCATTTCGTCGTCAATCATTTTTCTTCAGGGGCAAAGGGCATTTTGCCGATTTCGATTGGTACAAATCTGACCTTTGGAAGGCCATTGTCGTCCTTTTCGCTTCCATCAATAGCGTAGGCGTATTTCTTTCCGTCTTTTTCAAATGTATTAGGGAGAAATAATGGCTTAGATGCGTTGACCTTTTTGCCATTTGCTTGGGCCTTCCTGATTACTGCGTTCCAGACCTTATTTGGGTCGTCATCCTTAATAGCCTTAGAGACAAGGCCTTCGTACTCGTCGTCCTTCATGCTAGTAATGGCAGACCTCCAGCCCTCGTCCTGACCCTTGTCGTAATCATCAAGGTCTTGCATACTAAATCCGTCAGTCATCTCGCCCATGACGGACTTCCTGAACTTGGTCTCATACTTTTTTTGCTCTTCAGTTTTAATTCTAGCCTGTTTTTTCTCTTTTGGCTCGGTAATTTTATCCCAGTTAGAGTCAATCAAGTTACCAAGGTAACCAAGCCCTTGGCCAAGTAGGCCACCTTTAGCCATGGCACTACCGATTTGTCCGCCGTATTCGCCAGCCTGAGGGAAGTTGCCACCCACACCGCCGATAAGCCTTCCAAGCCCTCGTCCTGCCCCTCCTGCAAAACTAAATGGAGATTGCAGTACTGCACCTGCAATTTTGAGAGCACCCAGCGGAGCCTGTTCTGAAATAAAATCCGAAAGTTTATCTATCCTGCCGTTCACTGACAGGCTTGGTGCGGGTTGAGTTGCTGGAGGGGCTACGTTAGACTGGGTCTGGCCACCAACATTTTGGTTCGACCTTCTTGACTTTAGGCCCTTACGAACGGCTTTAACAATTTTTTTGCTACTCATAAAGTTTAAGCCCTTTTGGCGTTAGCCCTAGTATTGGCGGCAACTTGCGAGCGGGTACTTGCGACCGATTTTCGGTTTTGGTAGTCATCCCATTTCTTAAACAACGCCCCCGAAGCCCATTCTGCAAATTTCCCAGCGTTAAGGGGGTCCTTTTCGATTTTACCGCCACGCTGTTTTACGTACTCATCGCCTCCGTAAATGTTGGCTCGCATGGCATCATAGCCACCACCGCTAATGCCATTAAGGAAGGCTTCGGCACCGCCAGCGGCACGAGAAGCAAGGCCATTCCCACCCCAAGCATTAGCACGACGTCCCTTATTGCCAGTTGCCGTTCCAAAAGATTCTCCCTTAGAGACCATCCCAGCAATGAGGCTACCATCAGTTCCAGTGAGTTCATCCCAAGCATCAGTAAGCCCACCTGCTACGTTAGTGACGGCGGCGGTTCTGTTAGCAAACCGACCAATCTTATCCATAATGCCAGCGGCTGGGCCTTGCAGGCCAGCGAGGTTACCGCCACCAGTAAGAGTTTTGCCTACACCGTATTGTTTAACGCTTGAACCCGCCCTCATCGCTTCATCGGCCATGCCGCCAGCGTCGAACATACCACCAAGAACCATATCGGCGGTGCTTTGGGGCTCATCGGGGATTTCGGAATCGGTACTGGCTTCATCAACTAATACTTCCTCCTCCTCCTCCTCCTCATCAGGGCCTTTAAATGGGTTTTCAGCAGTAAGGTCAGCCAAGAAGGCGTCAAAATCTTCGTTGCCTGTTCCCCCCGCTTGGGCTTTAACGTCTTCGGCTCCACCAGCGGCTTGGGCGGCGGCATAGGCATCCGTGTCGTCTCCCGCTGGACTGCTTGCTTGTGCCTTTACTTGCTCTGCTGGAGTTTCGCCGTAAACTTTAAATTTCGGTTCAGGTCCTTCACCAGTAGAATTAAATTTAGACAAAATCGCACGCTGTTCAGGAGACACTCCATCGACAAGTTTCTTATTTTCTATAGGCTCCCTGACATTTTTTTCCTGCCATTCCATCCTTCGGGTAAGTTCTCCGCCCATTGTCCTGTCCAAGGCCATAAACGCTGGGCTATTCTTGTCCTGCATCTGAGCCTCAAAATCCATGCTATGCTGTCTAGCGGTGGCCAAACCGTATTGATTCATGTACGCCGCTTGACCAGCCGCAATTCCATTAGGTGACGTTGCTCGGCCAGTTGCATCTGCGTATTTACCACCCTGCCTAATGCCCCAAGCCCTTCCAGATGAATTAGGGTCCTTGGCAAGGTTTGCCTTCCTGTCTGCTTCATTAGTTGCGTTAGCACCAAGGCCACCTTCGGTAGCAGGAGTATTCTCAGGGCGTCGGCCATCGGCCAAGTCGCCACTCCCGCTCTGTTGCTGTGGAGTTTCGGTCTCAGCCTGTTTCTTAACGGTAGATGGATTTACGGTAACCTTAGATGGGTCAACTGCGGTATTCGGTGATTTTGGGGCTGCGGCGGTGGAGGCGGCATCATTGTTATTCAATTGGTTAATTAAAAGTCCTCCCCCCAAGGCACCGCCAAGGGCGAGCGGCGTGGCCTTCTTTACTGCTTCGCCTAAACCACCAGCGACTGGGGCGGTGTTGCCAGCATTAGCACCAGCAGAGACGGCCCTAGTTGCGGCGGTATGATTCTTCTGAGCGAGGGCAAGGTCGGCTTTAGCCTTTTTCCTAGCGGCTGGAGTATTAGCGGCAAGAGCGGCCTTGTTAGCCTTGTCGAGGGCGGCTTTGGCCTTATTTGCGGCGTCTCGAAGTTGTTTAGATGTAGCCATGTTGTTAAAGTTTAATGGTCTTCCTTGAAGACGCTAAAGCCGTTGTGCCGTCCTTCTTTTCTTCCTTCTTCGGCGTTGGAGCCGTAGGCTTCTGTTCGGCTTCCTGTTTAGCCTTCCGAAGTCCTCCACGCCCACCAGCGGATTCAAATTCTAGAGAGGCACGGTCCTTGTTGCGTTCAAGCAATCCAGTTAAAGTTGATAGGGATGGATTAAGGCTTAGAAGTTTACGCACACGCATCACGTTATCCTGAAGTTCAGGAATGCGTCTTTCTTGGTCTGGGTCTCCAGATTCACCTGCGGCTCGGATAAGCATTTCTTGCTCGTCAATCATCTCTCCTAGGTAGGCAAGCCTCTCCTGCTTCAAGCCCTTTTCTTCTTTTTTCTTATCATTAAGCGAGTCACGTCGGGCTTGCTGGGCCCTATTGTCCGCTCCCGATTCAGCCAGTTGTGCACGGTAGTTTGCACCAGCGTTGCTCAAGCCTTGCTGGACAAACTCTTGGCCCATCTTTTGAATGTTCTCTAGCGGGGAATAGGTCTGGCCCAACGCCTGAGCCACGGACGAACGTCCGCTTTCCTGACCGCTACCTAGATAAGAGTATTGCATGGTTAAGTTTGTCTTGCGGCACCCTGTTGGCCGTAGGCACCAATAAGAATGGAAGCCCCATCCCAGCCGCCCCACATTGTGCCGCCCGCCTCGGCCTTGAGAATGCCAGCGGAAACACCTTCTGCCGATGAGATTGCTTGCCTGATTTGTTGGTCTCTAATTTCTCCAGCGTTTTTGGCTTCAACACCCTGAGCGTGTGCCTCGGCAATGAGCGGTGATTCAAATGGAGTTACAATTGGAATCTCGAATGCCGTCTTAAGTGCTGTTTCGGCAAAGGCTTGGTACTGAGTCGCAGAAATAGAGTTAGCAATGTAGGTAGTGTTTTGACCGCCGCCAGACGCCGCACTTAAGCCAAGTGCGTATTGCTGATTTGAGTCCTGATTGACTACCTTACTGGCTATGAAATTGTAAATTGCACCAGCGTTCGTCACGCTTCTTGCCGTTAAGCGAGCGGTGATTAATGAATCTACATGGTCGAATTCATCAGAGTTCTGCTTGTAAGCATCAAGGGCTTGAGCCATTTCAAACCGAGGGTTTCGGCCCCAAAAATTGTAAGTACCATTGTTGACGGAATTTAAACCTATTGGCAAATTTTGCAGTGCCTGTTCCGCCGCCGCCAAGGTCGAGAAGGCCAACGGAATTCCAACTCCACTGTACGGACTTCGGGTGAACGGCGTTACGAGAGAGGTTACATAAACTAGCCCAGTTGAAGCAAACCATACCTGATACTTTCCAGTGGTCGTGTAGGACGCTCCATCTGGGGCTTGGTCGGGGCCGAGAGTCCAAACGCCGTTAACAAGGGTGTTGGTATAATGCCGTATGACTTGAATGTACGGCTGCGACCCAACGCCCTGCAAATTCATTTCATGCACCTTTACATACGTTTGGTTGGCGTACGGAGGATATGTCTCTGGATTTGGAATATTGTCAGGCATTAGAAGGAGGAGAAGATTGAGCGTCCAATGAGGGATGCTTCCACCCCGATGCTCATGATGTGTGGCCTACCTGATTTTACGACTACTTCCAACTTACCAATCATGCTCTTTTTGTTAGCCAAAGCACGTCTAACCGCCGTGCCGAGGTTGTCGTTAAACTTGTCTAAGAGCCAAACGCCGTCTGGATTAGTAGAGATAAAATTGAATTCAACTTCCGTTGTTCCCTTGGTGTCCAAGAAAACGTAGCAGTTTTCGTAACGCTTTTCTCCGTGTGTGGCAAAAAAGTAGTTCCTAGACCTAATCCTAGACTGAACCGCAGTACCATTATCGGTGTTCTGACTGTCCATCAGGTAGATTCGGCCATACTGCTTGTTAATTCCCCACACACGAGAAACGCCGTCTTTCTTAGCAACGCAAAGAAGGTCGATACTGTCTGGGTAAACGTCGATTGACTCAAAGATGCCCTTAATGTCCGCATTCATCTTTAGTACCACCGTTTTGTTGTATGGGGCAAGAAGGGGCAATGCGTAGTATGCCTTGTTCTTAAGCCCAACCGCACAGACGTCGCTGAGTTTTGCTGGGTCGATTAATTTAATGATGTCGTAAATGGCGTTAGAAATTGGAGAAATGCCCTCCCCGAAATTACCTTCGCTGAACGTTTTGATTCCATCAACATCAAGGAAGGAAGTATTCCCCGCAAAGTTAGCCCAAGCGTCTTTTCCCACCACGCCGTCGTTCTTGGACAGCCTTTGGATGTTGTGGAATACGGCCTTGTCTGGAGTCTTGTCGATATTGGCCTGACGACCAAGCCCAGCCTTTACTGCGTAAATGCTCCGCTTACCAAGAATGGTCATGGAATTGACCTCTGGGATAATTGCCTGAATTTCATCGTACGTCTGCTGGACAAGGTAGGCACTGTCTGGCTCGTATGGGGCCACACCAGAGTAGAGCGTAAATTTAAGTTTATCCCCTTTTGCAGTTACGAGCCGTTCGACGATATTGCCCCCTGCGACAAAATCCGTGTCAGCCGTCTCCATGGTGAGGGCGTCCTGATAGCCTTGACCTCGGGCTTTTTGCTTAGACGCCAGATTGACCGATGTGAACGTTTCGCTCTGGCAATTAAACCTTTGGTTAGTACCCCACAAAAGTATGCTGTCCCCAGTGCTAGACTGGGCGGCACATGCGTACGTTACTGGTGCTGTCGCCGTTCCAGCAAGCGTGTAGCCCATCCTAGGGAAGACCTTGCCACCTAGCATCTCAACGTTCTCTGCGTACTCAAGTACCCCAGAGTCACCAGAGAAGGTGCAACTGTTAGGGTACGAGGAGAATCCCTCGAACCTAATGTCTCCATCCTGTTTGATTTCTTTAGGCATGGCTATTAGGGCGGCGTTTCAGTTGGGACGCAGTTGCCAGACTCGTCACGATAGTATCCTTCTTCGCATGGCGGGGGGTCAACGTCGTCGCCGCCGCCACCGTTACAGCATTCGCAATCGCACTCGCATACGCCGTCGTCGCCGTCGATGCCGTCGGTGCCTTTCTTAACCACAAGTTCAATGTGGAAATTTGGAAAGGTGCCAGTAATGGTAGCCGAAGTTGTGTCTCCTTCCGTAGCATTGATAGTAAAGGATGGGTTTTTTTCAGGGTTTCTAGTTGGGGAACTTGGCTTCTTAACTACAGTGCCCTTGCCAGTGGTCGCAGTCCTACTGGTATCTCCAAACTGAACGTAAGATGAGCGACGGTAGGGCATGGTTATCCAACAATGTTATCCGTGCTGGTGACGTTGTAACCAGCATCTCCATTGTAGGTGTACGACCAAACAACGTGGTGATTTTCCATGATTTCGCTGTTGTTTTCATCGAAGGTGCCAGTGCCAACTTGGTAATAGTACGTGCCATTAGTAATAGGGTCGCCGAGGGCCGCATTCCATCCTCCGCAGGATGAATTATTCATTCCACCATAGCCATCAGAAGTGCCACTGCATCCTCCCGCACTATAATTAAAGTCCCCCTCGGTGTTGTCGTAGTTAAAGTTAGGCGATTGCCAGTGCAGGGAATAGGAATAACTTGTGCTTATTGGCCAGCCGAGGGGAGCAAAACCAGTGTGGTAATTGCCGCTACCACTGCTGTACAGGTACTCTCCGTTGCACTCCTCAAGGAAAGACCCTGCTGGGTAGTCGTCGTAATTACTGTAGGAACTTCCATCATCGTAGGAACTTCCATAGCCATCAGCGAATGCATCTGGGTTACCCCAGCCACCAGCAATGATGCTTGAACATGGGGTTGTGATGTAGTTGTGACCACTATTGGCACCACCAAGGTTAGTCCCAAGCACTGGGTACATAGTGAAATCTTGAAATAGGGCATCACTGAAGGCGTAGTCGGGATTAAAGACAACCCTGTACCTGTCCGCACCAGTACCATTGTCACTAGAAGCCAGAACCGACCCACGTGCGATAGTTTCGGTGGTGAGGGCTATGGACGTGTAATTAATTCCAGTTCCGTCTTCAATGTGGTTAAGTGTATTGTAACCCCACTGAATGGTTCCACTGGTGGTTAGGTTATCAAATTCTGTAACAAAATCCCAACTTAGGTACTGAGGGTCTTGGCTGGTCGTAGTAACCCAGCCTGCTGGCAGGTACTGAAGGCCCCAAGTCTCTACTGGGTTTTCTCCACCAAGGCCGTCGGCGTACACAGTCGTGCTGTACGGAATGTAGAAAGGAGTGCCCAAGAAGTCATTGACGTACCTACTAGTGTCCGTAGGTCCAGACAGCACAGTGCCAGCCGCAGGTACGCTGACAAGGTCGCTGGCGGTCCCATTCAACGTGGCCACATTGCTATGGCGTCCGCCTAGCCTCATGTCGCCTTTGAAGGGCATTACTGTGCGTAGTAGTAGACGTAACCTTCACCATCGCACCAGACCTCGCCATTGTAGCCGTTCAACTCAAAAGAACCACCATCGTTCTTGTTAGCGGTCTTTTCATGGGTAAGGATGATAGGCGAGCCAGTACCATCGGTCTGAAGCCAGATACTGAGTAGGGCCGTGTCAGAAGTGTTAACGATACCAAATAGGCGGCGGTTCCTAACGGCCTCAAGCACCTTAATCTTGGTGCCAACGCTGTTAAAAACCTGAACGTCTACGCTAGGGATGTTTTGGGGCTGTAGGGAGTGTGACATTTTAGTAGGTTCTAAAGTTTATTTTGCGGGTTTGGCCTTGCTGGCGGAGGGTTTGGTCAACCGCTTCGTCGAACGCTTTGGCGACGTCCTGCTCGGCGAGGTTGGCTTCTTCCATTTGGCCTTGGGAACGCAGATAGTCTGCGTGGCAACCATGGATGAGGTAGGACCCGAAGAGGCGAGGGATTTCAACCATTTGCCAAGGTCCGATAGTAGGGATTTGGCCCGAGAGAGCAGTGACTCCAGTGTATTCATAAAAGTTTCCGACGCTTGGGCATCCCTCTTTTGGTACCAATCCAGTTTCTACGGCATCAGCCGCACCAGAATCGTAATAAGACTGTGAACCAAGCGAGTACGTAGTGGCGTATTTCCAGTGGGTGCCGAAGAGTTTAGGGGAATCTAGCCTGTATTCCACCCAGACGGTGGTCTCGGCGTCGTTGACTAGGTAGACGTCGCTATTGTACAGCGTGAAGTCCTTTTCGATAGCGGAGTAGGCAAGCGGGTCCTTGTTCCACACGGCCATAACTTGGCCTTTAAAGTTGTCGGGGAACGTAACCTTACGCCTGTTGTCAGTTAAGACACTTTCGCACTTGAGGTATCGGCGTTGGTCTGGCCAGTCTTGGGTTTCCCAGATGGACTGAAGCCTACGAGAGGTAAAATCACGGACTGTAGCAAACCTATCAGCGGTAGTCAGGTTCCTATCCAGACCGCAAAGTTGCAGTGAGGAGTATAGGATTTCGCTGAAAGGAACGGTACGCATTAAGAAATTGGGACGCCATAAGCGTCATAGAGGGGCTTGTTACCCTCGACCCTGACAGTTGTCTTGGCCGCTTTTGTGTTAACCTTGCACTCTGGGTTATCACGCAGGAATTCCTGCCTGAAACCAGCATCCCTCCAGCAGTCGTATCCGAGGCGTTTGCCCCAATAATGGTACGATTCGACTGGAATCCGCATGGTCAACTCGCCTAGCCCATCGACGTGATGGTGCTCTTCTTGATTTAGTTTGCCCAGCAGTTTAGCGTGAGCCTTTGCCTGAACTTTACGAAGGGCCCATCCCGTCCGAAACTCCTCCAGCATTTGCGGGAGGAGGTCGGAAGGGATGGCTTCGTGGATGGACTCTAGTCCGTCCATTCCTCTTTGTTAGGAGAGGAGACCGCCGTTGGCCGTGGAGGCACGGTAGTCGAACATGCCGAACGTGAGGGGGCTTTGGACCACGAGAGCGGCCATTGCTTCCATCATGCGGCGAGGACCGCCACCATTTTCGGTAAGTTCTCGAACCTGAGCGATGTTACCGCCGTAGCGGATTTCGAGCATGTTCCAAGGGATGATAAAGCCCTTGCACTTAGCGTTGTTGGCGTGGAGGTTGACGTAGGTCTTGGCTTCGGCTTCCGTAGCGAAGCGAGCAGGAACGGCACTTGCGGTGCCAAAGACGACACGCTCATACTTGTTCGTGGTAGCATCCTTAAGCCAGACAAGGTTCTTTCCAGAACCGTTGAGGCCAGCACCGTTAGAGGTGGCATCGGAGGCGAGATAGACGCCATCGACAACCGCATATCGGCCAGTGGTCGTGTACGAGGAGCCAGAGGCACCAGTATCGACAATGGTATATGGGTTAACGCCAGCATGGAGGAACTGGGTTGGGATAAGAGCCAACTTACCGAAGTCGCCCTCGAAGTAGTCAACCGACGCCTTGATGGTGTCGGAGGCGGCGTCTCGGGTGTTGCGGATGCCAGACACCGAGGACGGACCAGCGTCACCAGACTTCGTGTAAACGAGGTTAGTGAACTGACGCTTCAGAGCGGTACCGACAACGGCTTCGTGGTTCTTGAACTGGCCAGTCTGCTCATAGACCGAAGTCATGACGTCCTGAACCGTGTTTTCTCCCAACTGGTCAACCGTTTCGCTAGTGCCGACGATAGACGACGCAGGGGTGCGGAAGTTTTCGCCGATGGAACGGATGTCTTGGTCCTGAGTGCCATACTTCTGCTGGGTATTCTTGCTGGCAGAAAGAAGGTCATTCTTAATCCAAGCCGTGAGACAGCGAGTACGATATGGAGTAGAGCCGTTATCGATGGCGGGGAGGATGTCGGACGTGAACGTGAGTTCCATCGAACGCTTAAGGTCGATGGTAGCCTTGGACAACTGACGAGACAGTTCATCCTTAACGCCAGCGACGTTGAGAATATCCTGCGTCAGGTTGGACACGTGAACGGCACGGCGGAACATGTGGATGTTATTTTCCACTTCTTCACGGTAGCCGAGGGTGTACTGCTTGAAGGCAGGGTTCTGCGACGGATTGCTTGGGTCAACGTCAGCACCGTCGAGAACACCGAGTTCAATCGAAGGGTCTGGGTTGCGGTCAACCTGCCAGCGGAACGTAGTATTTCCAGGTTTTGAGCCACGTTTTGCCATGGACGAGATAGGAGTGTCCTTGGCATCGACGTTGGCGATGAGGTCCGAGAGTTCTTCACGAATACCGATACGGCCACCACGAACAGTGGAGCCAGTGCGGGGGTCGGAGCCCAAGAGCGGACGTTGATTGTTGAATTGTGATTCGAACAGAGAAGCCATGTGTTTTTTGTATTAGGGGGGTTTAGACGAACTTAGACCTAAACACGTCAGCGAGGTCATCGATGGAACCCGACTGTCTGAAGCGACTGTAACTTTCTTTGGCTTCCCTTTCATCTACCTTGGTAGATGCTCTGGGGGCCGAGGACATCAGGGACGGCTGATAAGGTGCACGACGCTCTGGCTGGACGCCTGAACGTGCGGACTTTTTCTGGTCCTGATAGGTGGACATTCCCATAGCAAGTTGAGCGGCATAAATCTCGTAGTCGGGGAACTTCTTGATTTCTGGAACGGCGGCGATGAACTTCCTAGCGATGCTTGCCCTCTTGTCGGAGGGGTCATTTAGCCAAGGGAACTCATCTCGGGCCTTTTGCTTGAACTGCTGTTGGACCACGATGAACTCAGCCTGTTGGGGCAGATGTTCTTCAAGGGCTCGAAGTGCCACGACTTTCGCCTTGGCAATCTCCTCCCTGCTTACGTGGTCCTTGGGACTTTCACTCTCGTAGTAACCGTCTGGATAGCGTTCGCAGAACAATCGGATATTCCGTTGACGCTCAAACTCGGCCTTTAATTTACCCTCATCGCCCACATTTCGATATGGATTGGAGTTCTGGGGGTTGGCCTGATTTCGCCTGAGCGTATCAACTTCTTCTTCGAGTTGTTTATTCTTCGCTTCCGCTTCACGTCGTAATGCCGTTAGTTTTGCCAGCCTTTTCTCGACTCCCTTAGGCGTCTTGTTGGACTTGGCGAACGTTTCGACTTCTTCTACTTCCGTGTCTGCCTCGGTTTCTTCCGTTTCTTGACCTTCTTCTTCGGAATCGGACGACACCTGTTGGGAGTCGTCATCATCTTCATCGTCTGGGTCGATGGCGGCTTCGGCCTCGGCACTTTCGACTTCATTGTTATCGGAGTTGTCGCTCTCCTCCCTAGTCTGTCCGTCAGACAGGACCTTCAGAAAATAATCTGATAGGTTTTGTTCGTTGGTCGAATCGGATTTTTCGACCTGTTGTGGCATGGGGGGATTATACTCGGTCCCAAGTTCGAGGTCAGCGGTGGGCTGTTGTTCGTTTTCCATGTAGGAATCAGGGTTTAATGCTCCCAGAAGCGTTGACTACTGTTACCCGATGTATCGAGATATCAAGTACATGAGCACACATAGATGGTTTGAGCCGTTTTTCGCTTAAGTTCGGTGCTTTAACGCCTCTTCCCTGAGTTTTTGGAACTCAAGGAGCAGGTCGTTAATAGCATCCATGCGTCCTGCGGCGTGAATCCTAGCCTCACCTAAGGTGTTGGGGGACATCACTTTAGACATTTCTATTTGTAGTGCTAAATCGCATACAACTAGGATGTTTTTGTACAGTTCTTGGGATTCTTGCTCCCTAAACATGAAGGCCTTTAAGGCGTCAATTCTGGCTTTGTCTTCGTTCATGGCATCATTGGCTGATTAAGGTCCATCTCTTCGCCCTGCTGGCCACTGAGGTCTTCCGCCGCTGACTCTTGTGCCACTTCGCCAAACTCCTTTTGGATTTCGTCGGACGCTGGGGATACTCCGACACGGCCAATTTGCTTGTTCTTCTCTTGGTCAATCGAGAACTGCAACTGCTTCATGTAGTTCTGGAATAGAATCTGGAAGATTTGGTCGCCCTGCAATGCCTGTTGAGCCTTCGGGTTCTTTTGCAGGATGTCTTGAGCGAATTGCAACTTGCTCGATGCGGCTGGGTCTTGCTCGACGTAGGTCGCTTCGTTGCCGAGCATCATCATGCCGATGTCGCTGACCACGTCCTTGTACAGTTTCTGCGAGGCGGAGGTCTGGTCGATAACAAGTTCCCTTGCGGCGTCTGGGCTGATGGATTCGATGACCAACTTGACCAGTTTATTCCTGTCGATGATGCCACTGCTATCAAGCGGGATAACCGTCTTGATAATTGCTTCGAGTTTCTTTTGGACGAATTCTGGGTCAGTGTCACGCACGTCGAACCTTACATTGAAGTCGTATTGCGAATGGATGTCCGACATGCCCTGCTTGAGCGGGGTGTTTGTAATCCTGACAATTTGCTCTTCTGGCATGTACTGAAGGCAAAGGGAGAACATCTGCGAGAACGCCCTAGTCCAGAACTGAAGCCAGTTGTCTACCTGAAGTTGCTTCAGCATTTGAATCTTCTGTGGGTCGATGGCTTCGCCCACGGCGTATCCGTAGTAATTGCCAAGGTCTTGCTCCACTTGAGCGATGCACTGGAATGCAATTGAAGCGTCACCCTTTGGTGGCTCAAGCCAAGTGTAGTCGTCCTTATTAGAGACTGGGAGGACCTGTGCTGGTGCAATTCGATTGAGTGCACCAATACGCTTAACGACCTTTACAGGAGGCAACACCTCAAACGCCGTCCTGTCCCTGATTGCGTCCTTCTGGGCCTTGACTTCATCCTGCTCGGTCTTGTTGATTTCTGGGATACCACGAGACTCGGACACGGCCCTGCGGTGCCGTTCACGCCTGTATTCAATAAATGGATACTCTCCGTGAGCGTAGTTAAGAAGTTCTTGCTTTGCGTAGAGCCCTTCCCCAACACGAGGAGAAAACACAGTGTAGTAGATGGCTGGAACGTCATCAGCGTCTAATTGCCTGTAGTATGCCCAAACGATTTCGCAGAGATTGTTGCCACGCTCGATGTTCGAGTTGAGCATAGTGGTGGTAGGAATCAGATTCGGGTCATTGAAGTAGTAATGGTTGCCTAGCGTACCAGCCACCTTGTCCACCCATTCCTTATCCCAGCCGTCAATCTTTGCCGTTGAGCGAAGTTCGACCTCGGTCATGTACTGACGCCTAAAAATTACACGGGCTTTTTGTAGGTCAGCCGTCTCGGGCGGGAAGCACACTTCATCGAAAGGCTTAAGTGCCTCAATGCACGGAAGGTTCTTAGATACAAACTGCTCTGGCATGTCGCCCTGTCCCTTTTCACGCATGTCACGGACAAATTTCTTGATGTCCTTGACCTTCATATCCCTGATAAGGTCCCTGACAAGGGATACGGCGTACTCTTCCTTTGCTGGGTCTGCGATTGCGTTCACGAGTTTGTTAAATTCGCCACCTTGGTTGCCAGACTGCAATTCCGCCGCCGCCATCTGTTGAAGTTCCTGCATCGTCATGCTTTGGATTCGGATGGACATCTGTTGCTCCCAAGTCACCTGAACTACCGACCATCCGTAAGTCAGTGCGTAGTCTGCGGCTAGTTCGGCCTCCTTGTGTAGTTCGTTCTTAATCTTGGTCTCAACAAGCCAACGCATGAGGTTGGTTGCAGACGCCGCCGCCATCGTGTCGTTGATTTCAGTTCCACCAACCTTTAGGGTGCAACCCTTAAAGGCGGTAAGTAGTAGTGCCTTTTGGTCGTTGATTAGCCTATCAACAAGCCTAACACGAACGTCGGAAGCACCCTCAAATGGGAACGCTGGGTCGCCTTCGGGCCTAGCCCAAGAGTGTTTCTTTCCATCTTCGGTTTGGCCAGCCCATCGGCAAAGCCTGATGTCGTCGGCGTAGTTCATCTTGGACACCATGGTGCCCATGTACGCAGACCGTTCGTATTCTTCTAGGAGTAACTGGATGTCTGGCTTTTCGCTGTGGAACGCCAGTTTGTCGCTGTGCGGATTAGTGCTTTTGAATTTCATTAGAGTGTTCGGTGATAAAGTCGTTGATGCTATCCCTGTAGAGCATGTGCTGACCGCCAAGCGTCTTAAACGTCTTGATAAGCCCAGAACGCCTTAACCTAAGCAGGGTAGACTTTGAGATGTTAAAGATTCGTGCGGCATCAGCCAGACGAAGAAGTGGTGGGGTTTCTTTGGGTAGTTCCATGTTAGTAAGAGCCTCCTCCGATTGCACGATAGGAGTCAGAGCCACCATAGAGCGGGTCCATGACTGCAAGATACCTTAGGGCGTCAATAGGGTCCTTGCTCGCACCCTTCTCGGCATCTAGGCCAGTCCATTCCCTAAGGCACCAAATCAAATTGTGGCAATTTTCGGAGATGTAAAGTTTTGGCTGGTTAGCACCGCTGATTGGCTGGTTGGGGTCGTACGAAAACCAGTCGTTAAGAATAGAGACGCCTTCTTCGAGCCTAAGGCCAGCGGATGGGGTAAAGAACATTGGATTGTCCCCTTCATCGAGAAGTTGAATTAGGGTGGTGCCTCCCTCTTTTTGGATAATTGTCGTTCCGCCAGCACGAGGGTCAATGTACCTGTCTGCAATCTCTTCGCCGTCCTCAAGTGTTAAAATGTGATTCTTAATTTCATCAAGACCCATGCCAGAACCTTGTCGTTGGGCTGGGCCAGCCTTTCCGTCGTGCTTATCACCAGCCATAGCCCATTCACCCATGCTGATGTCTGGCCATTCACGGTACACGAACTTGTTTCCGTATTCATCGACCCTCATCCAAAGCATAAACCAGTTTCGTGCCCCAGCAGGGTCAACGGCTAGGTAGTTTGTACCTTCTTCTGGGATTTGGTCTTGGGGGATAATGTTTGGTTCGCCGAACCTTGGGAACTGCGAGCCAGAAAGAGACTCGGCCCATCCGTATGCTCGGATTTTGACTTCGTAAGGACCTCGGCCACGTAGTGCCAACTTGATTTGTTCGAATGGCGAATACAGGTTTAGTTCGGAGTGGAACCAAATGACCCCAGCCGCACCTTTTGAGCACTTGGCCGTGTATGGCATGTGACCAAGCGGGATGCTTGGAACATTTTGGGTCGTAGGTAGCAGTGTGGCTGGCAGGGTCTTCTTAATCCTACAGCCAGCAACGTAGTCTTTAACCACTGGGCTGAATCCAGTGATAGGAGTAAAGGTGATAATCATCTTTCCGCTTCGGGTGGCTAGACGATACCTCAGAGTTTCGACCCAATCAGAAGGCACAAGTTCGTCGCACCAGATAAGGTCTGGCTCTCCACCTTCAATGACCTTCTTTTCCTGACCGTAATTCATGAAGAAGATTTGAGACCTGTTCGGGAGGACGAAAGTGGCGTCAGTAAACCCATTCTTCTGGGAATACTGGATGTTAGTCACTTTGGTCTTCTTTGCGTTCTTAAATTCTGGTGGCATGTACTTCCAGATGATGGCTTGTTGCATCTGGATAGACGTCTGGGACGTCGTGTGAAGGCACCACACCCTGCTCTCTGGCCTAGTGCACAAGAGTTGCATTGCTCGTTTGGCGGCGTACTCAGTCTTTCCAGCACGGTTGCCCCCCATGATTAGGAGTTCATTCCCAGACATCAAAATTTCATCAGCGTCTGACCAGCATTCAGGCTCAAAGCCGTGCCTGTAGGGGTCTTGCTCTTCGGCCTTAATTTTTTCCTCACGGCGTTTTAGGATTTCGGCTGTGGCCTCCGCACCTAGTTCCTTGGCAATCTCTAGAATCTCATCCTCGGTTGGAAGGTGAATCACAGGATGCTTGGTCAACTGAACGCCAGCAATGGTTACACGTTCAAAAGCCATGATTAGGTTTCGTCCGAGTTTACTGGACCGCCGACGTTAGATGCTTCTTGTGCCAATGATTGCGGGAATCCGCCGATTGATTCTACCGTGATTGGCCTAAACGGACCGCACACCTGAGGTAGGTAGCCAGAAAGCGGGAAAATACACGTGTACGCCCCAGAGCAAGCGTCAGCGAATATTTTGCTTTTAAATTTCATTGCACCGTAGTCTCTAGCACTTGAGTTCGTGATTCCGAATTTACCACTCCTTCGTCCGCCGCCTCCCGCACCGCCTCCGCCTCCCCCACCACCTTCGTTAAAGATAACCTTAGGCCTTGGCTTTATACCATTCGCTAAATCCTCTGCCGCCTTTGCACGACGATTTGCCCAATAGTCTTCAAGTTTTTGCTTCCCACTGTCGCCCCCTATGGGGCGACCCGCTTTTTTATCTTCGGTGGGCGTAGAAGATGGCTTAAGTGGCTCCGATGGCTTAAGTGGCTCCGATGGCTTAAGGCCATTCGAGGCCTTAGTTGGGTCTAGGGCCGAATTGCCCTCCGAAGGGACGATGACGTCGTCTTCGGCCACTAATTAAAGTCCGTAAGGGGAGGGCCTTTTGGGGGCAGACCAGCCAGAGCCAGAGCCTTCCTTCTTCTTGAGGGACCAAGAGGAGTTCGGAGAGCCGTAAGCAGTTTCGGCGACGACCTTGGAGGCGGGTACGGCGGCGAGGGAGCCGTAGGTAAGGGCTCGGCCCATCTTTGCGTCGTACTTCTTACCGCTGTCGGAGCCGATAGCCCTGCCAATTTTTGTCATCAACTTACTTTCGCCCAGAGCGGCCTTACCTGCGACCCTACCGACGGCCTTGCCGCCTTCGGACAACTTCGCACCAGCGTAGGTGAGGCCCTTATCGACGGAACGGCCAGCCCTTTGGACCCCGCCCATATTCTTCTCAACGCCCTTTAGGGTGTTCGAGCGAGTACGGCCAGCGGTTGAGCGAACGGCGGAAGTCTGTGAAGCCTTGGCGGCGGTGGCGGCACGTGTAGCACGACGAGCGGAGTTTGAGTTAGCGGCCTTAACGGCCTTGTTAACGATTGCTTGGATTTTCTTTGAGTATGCCATGTTTGTTGTGGGTAAAAATTATTTCCAAGATTTCTGGGAGGCTTTGTGTGCAGTCCAGAGCGAATAGCCAGTCCTGCCAGACTTTACGCCATCAAGGGCGGCATCAGTCTGGGCTCGCTTTGGTCCCATGCCAGATGGGAAGCCATTAGCCCTGTCATGGGCGGAAGCCTGACGTGGAAATTTCTTAAATGCACCAACCTCTTTAAGGTCGCCCTTGAGTGCGTCCCGAACGGAATTAGGTCCTTGGGTTCTTAGGGCTTTTTTTGATACGTCAGTTCCGCCAATTCGATAGCCAGCAACTGTCTTAAAGTTTTTTTCAAAGTTCCTAGTTTGCATCTTGGTGCCACGCACGTTGACGGTCTGGGGCTTTTTCTTTTCAGCGGGGCGGGAAGACGATGCATTCCTTCGATTTTCCATGGCTTGGTATGCATCCTGATGGTGCTTCTTGAGTTCAGTCTTTGCCGCTGGGTCGCCTGAGGCATGGCGAGAACGCCATTCATCCGACATTGGCTTCGGGGCCGAGGTCTTTGGACGATTCGTCTTCATGTAAGCCGTACGAGCCTTGCGGCCGACGTTCATAATTTGCTTCATCATAGCCATGTCTTTTTATTTGTCGGCGGGTTTGGTTCGATTGGAGTTCGTAAAGAGTTTCTCCTTACTTATTGGCTTCTGCAAGCAGATAAGTGAATTCCCCCTACGTGTGAGGGTGACGATGGCTCCGTGGTAGAACAGGCCAGCATTAAAGGTCTGAACAGTCACTGGTTTGTCAGACCCTTCAATAATGACCGACATGATACGTCGGTTGGGAAAGTCGCATCGGACCACCTTGGCGGAAAGTGCATCAGGGCTGATTTCGGCTGGCTTGGACTGATTGACGCCAAAGCGGACCAGAACAGTCTTAAGGCCTTCCTCTGTGAAAGTGACAGGACACAGGGTGGCTGGCTTGTCCCCCGAACGCTCCCGAACCCACATCTTGCCCTCTTCGAGGGTTCGTCTGAATTCTTGGAGTTCTGCCTTAGGGATGCCATAGGTGGCTACGACGAGTGATTCACGCATCTGAGAGGAAAGCCCTGATTTGGTCGCAGTAAGCGGTATCGACCCAATCACAGGTCTTGACGCAGAAACCTACAAAGGGCCTATGGGTCCTAAACTTGAGGACCTTGCCAAAAACAATCTGGGAGTCGTCATGCCAGAATCCAGCCTCAGTCAGAGCATCACAGACAGACTTGGCCATGTTGTCGAAATCGGGCTTGGTCGTCATGGCGGTGTCCTTGCCCTTGTCTGCCTTGATTAGCGGGAATCCGAAATACAGCGTAAGTTCGAGAGGACCGTGAAAAGGCTTATCTGGCCGCTTCTGCTTGGCTAACACCGTAAAGGTCTCAATCCACTTCTTAACGTCACTCTTGGCATACTTGCCTACAAACGGCTTTCCACCCTTCCTGTGCATGACTCGGAGTGCCGACTGGTGAGTACTCTTGATTGGAGTGATTTCAAGCATGCACTTACGCTCAAAGTAGTTGGGTTGGTTCTCCATTGACCAGATGCTTGCTTAGGCCCACATTGCGTCAATGGAAAACGAGCGTCTGGACACCAACCCCTCTTCGGAGCACAATGCCAGTAGAATCTCGAAGGAGAGGAAGGACGCAGTCGAGCAGTCCCTGAGGGACGGTACCCCTATCCTCGAAATTGCCAAGGCCAACAAGATGTCCCCTAACAACGTCATGGCCATCAAGCGGGAAATGCCAGAGTCAACTGGACTTAGGGATGAGTTCAAAGCGACTACAGTTCGTAACCTCAAGACCTTCGTCCAACTAGCCTCACATAAGTTGGTGGCTGAGATTGAGAACTTGCACGTCTCCCAGATACCCATCGCCATGGGCATCGCCATCGATAAAATTCAGACTTTACAGGACCAACCGACAGCCGTGGTAGAGCACCGATTTAGCATCACTCACGACACTATCAACAAACTGTTGAAAGAGAAGGGTGAGAGTCTCAGGAGGGCTAAGGAGGTCATCCTTGACGCAGAGGTAGTTGTGGAAAGGCCTAAGTTCACTACTGAGTTCCTCAACTGGTCTAAGGACCCGAAGAAGAACCTTTTTGAGGAAAAAGGGGAAGTCTCCTAATGCGTTCGGAATTCCACGTATCCTCCTCCTCGACCCCCCCCCGCCCCCTTCAGCCTAATAGATAGGCCCAATAGGCTAGGTAGATTCGCACAACAGGTATTATGTCTAGTCAGTATCAGGTAGGTATCTTAACCTAAAAGCGTATCAGATAGGGGGGACAGACGATTAGGGGGTTGACACATAGTGCTTTCTTTAGGAATTACCATCAGCCATGCGACGCATCTAATCCTAGGTTAATCAATCAATTCCCCTGATTGTCCTCGGTGATTGGTCTAGGCTTAGTGCTCATCGGTAATCCAAATGTGGATACACGCCACAATTCGGTAATCGGTACGAGTATGACTGTAGATTGGTCATCGTCACCACCTAGTACGACTCTAGAGCCAGCATAACCCTTGGATGATACGCATAGCCTTAGGAAGTCCTTGAGGTCTGCTACGGACCAAATGAAGCCCATGTGAGTGGCATCACCTAACTTGAATAGATGAACCCAATAGTCTGAGCCTGTGATGGCTATGCCTGATTTCTTTCCTCTGCACTTGTACTCGAAGCAAGCGTTACCTGTGGTGGCCCAAGTATCACGCTCTGTCTTCACCTCAACCTTGGCTTGGTCTGTTCCTAGCCACGTGAGCCAGCGTTCACCAGCCTGACCATACTGGAGGTCTATATCAAACTTGGCTCTGTCATTGCTCATGGCTTGTAGAGGGTTGGTCGGCCATAGAGCCTAATCGAGTTGGTGTGGTCAAACAACAAATTGGAGTATCGTGCACCTGCTTCCATCTTACGCTTGGCCATATACGATGTGTAGCCAACTGATGTGAGGAATGAATAGGGCTTGGTCCAATCGGGGATGAGCATGATGGCATCATGTGGTATCTGGAATGCCATGAGACCACGCATACGTGGTATCTTGGCTATGGTGCTTGGGCCTAATGAGTAGCACGCATACAGCACGCTTGGGTGTGGGCTATGCCTGTGATGCTTAATGAACTCAGCGTTGATAGCATTCAACAGATAGTAGGCATACTCTTCAGCCGCATGACGGTTGTATGCACTGTGATAGGTGAAGCCAGCACGGCCTTCCTTGATACGCATAGCAGTGATGTCAGCCCAAGCACTCTGGTGTATCTGGAATCTACCAAGGGCTGGGCCATCAGGGTCACGCCTGTCGCCTACGGCCAAGTCATCATCACCAGACTCAATCAGAGACAGGGCCGACGTGAGGGCACGTCTATCGTCGTAGATTAACATTCGCTTGCTCTGGACATCATTCATCGCACACATCTCTGTCATGGCCAAGAATAACAAAGCGAGTAAACGCAATGAGAAGAAGCCAAAGCGTGAATCAATCATACCTGATGCATGGCAGAGCGAACTCATTGGTGAAGTGATTGTGAGATATGATGGTGAGTTCAACGGAGTGATGCTTGAGCCACGTGTGTGGCTTGACCATGCAATTCAGGACGTGGTGCGTGACGTTGCTGATGGCTCATTCCATGTTGTGTACTCGTATCCTCTCTTGGTCAAGTGGACAGGCATCTCCATGTTGTATGCAAATGCCAACTACAAGGAGTGGTCGGATGTAATGGAAATGTACAGACACGAATCGTATCACGATATCCAGTCTCAGGCTGAAGAGTTCGTCGAGTACAATACCATGCGAGCAATACCATACATGGGCATAAATAGGCCTATGATTCAGGCCGAATCAGTAGATAATGCGTAAGTTTATTTCGTTGGCTATCAACGACTTACGATGAATCTGGCAGGAATATACGATTAGTTGTTGCACGTGCCCACATAGTTCACATGTTCAGTGGAGTCGGTGTTAGCCCATAAGGCCTTATCACTGACAACTGAAGTAGTATAAAAACCCAACGCTGTAACAGGCGGGTCAATGCGGGGCCCATGGCGGGTCCAGATAAAGATAATCAATTCTTTCTTCAGTTCTCTCTTTACAAACATCCAACACTTCGTACATCAGATACCAACACAACCAACAACCAACCAACATGAACAAACACCAAATCGGCACCCTCTGGGTAGTCGCCACCATCATTGACACGGCCATCCTAATTGGCCTCTTCGTGACAGTCGGCCTCCTCTGGAACTAAGTGCCAGCCCCTTCGGGGGCATCCTTTCCCACCACACACACAACCACACAACCAACCAAACAACCACATGATTAACCACATCAAGAACATCAAGGGCATCAAGGGCATCAGGTCCGTCCGCAAATGCAAGTCCGCTAAAAAGGGCGAAGCCATCTGTGCACTGACCATCGCCTCAGGCGATACCAACACCCTTGAGCACTATGCACGAGTCGAGAACCTTGTCCTCCGAATGGAGCGAATCAAGGGCGAAGCCAGCAAGCGGGGCTTCCGATTCATCAAGACTGAATGGGCAACGTGCGTCGTCGAAGACGCTCTCACCCAAGTCGAGAAGCAGTTAGGCATCTAATGTTCTATCCCCTTCGGGGGACCAATTTATCAGTAAGTATCTCAACGGTAGAGTCTATGCTTAGGGTGCATAGTGTTGCAGGTTCGAATCCTGTCTTGCTGACCATTTCACCAAACCAAAACCAAAACAACCAAATCAAATACAACCATGAGTAAAGAAATCAAAGTACTGGACGTGCTCACCACGTCCATCCAAGGCCTGACTGTTCAGGCTTACACAGCCGACGAAGGCTGGCGTAAAGACCACGTGTTCCAACGTGCCGTCATCAGCGAGGGGCACGAAGAGTTCGAGAACTTGAAGTCCTTTCGCTCGAAGGCCAAGTCCGCACACGCAACCATAGGCCTCGCTTTCAATGCTTGGCTTGAGTCCAACGAAGGGTTCACCAAAGAACTTGAGAAGGTCTCTAGCATAGAGCAATGGGTTAACCGAATCGCTGGAGACCATTACGATGGCGTCGAGTGGAGCAACATTGATGACAAGGCTATCAAGAAGGCGACTCGCTCTTACTTCAAGAGTCTCGCTAAGAATGAGTGCTCTGTGATGTTCCGCCTCTACAAGAAAAAGGCCACGGACTGTGAGCAGAAGGTCAGCGACCAAGCCATCGTGTTCGTCGATGCACGTGTTGACCATCAGGTCGATTACCTTAAGGGCTTAATCCACACTGGGATTAAGAGTGCCCTCACCGAATCTGGCTACACTGCACACGCAGAAATCACGGACATGAGTGCAGGGGGCGAGTTTCGCATTACCTACGCCGTGTTGCATGAGGATTTCCAAATGAGCCTCAAAGATGTCGAAGAGCGTGACCAACGCAATACCGACAAGTGCTCCTCAATGTACTACGTCGTCGATGTTAAGTACGAGGGCAATGGCCGTAGCAATTATGCGACTGGCGACAAGGGTTGCTCTATCAAAGAGGTAGCCATCGGTCACATGAAACTGAATGCACGTGAAGAGGGTAAAGCGATTCGTTACTTCAACGAAGAGGACAGCGTCCGCATCCGCAGTGGCAACAGCAACGTCACGTTCTTCTCTAAGGACAAGAATCAAATCAAACGCATCAAGGGCTTGCTTAACTTGGTCATGCACATGGTCGATATCAACATCACCGCCATCTGGAATCGCCAATCTTGGATGAGCGACGTACACGTCTCTGAATAATACCATGTCCGACGAACCTAAAATCACCGACGTCTCTTGGCTTCACTCGCTCATTCGAGATAGTGGCAAGTACCGTAAGAAGCACCACGAATTCAAAGAGCCTCAGGCCAGCATACGCAAAGACAAAAAGCGTCTGGTGGGCCTGTCCTTGGACGAAAGTGAATTCCAATACGTAGTAGACATCGCTCGTGAAAAAAACGTGAGCATCAACCACGCAATCGCTTTGATTATCAAAGACACCGCATCTAAAAACAAATCCAACAACTAATACCATGGCTCAATTAAAAGAAGAGAGTGCTTTCAAGAGCACGAAGAAACGCACGTTCAAACGTGGGAGCAGAACCTACAAGGTTGCTCACACCCATGAGCGTCTTCAGGCCAACGTTGCCCAACTCAACTGGGCTGTCAGCGACACCGATGAATACGTTAAACGTGCATGCAGGGTAGATGAGTACATAAACGAACTCGTCAACCACACCTACATGAAACATGGAATCAAAATCAGCCGACGGAGACTTTTCTTGTCTTTGTTCGAGAATTTCATGGACAAGAACCCTATCCCTAAGAGTATCAACTAACACACATCGGGTAGTATCTCAATTGGTAGAGTCCCTGCTTTGGGAGCAGGGTGTTGCAGGTTCAAGTCCTGTCTACCCGACGAATTTCACCCACACACATAATACAACCATGAGTCAAAACAACAGAAACGAAGCACGTTCGCTCTACCGAGCACGTGTCAACAACAGCCGAGTCAACAGCGAGAAAATCGTCCGTGACCAGAACGCACACCGCTTCAGCGTGAAGTCCGTGCCTCTGTTCACCGAAGACGGCGTTCCCGCCAACGCTTGGGGCAACGTCCGTGAGGACACGAACATCGTCATTGGTGTCACGTCCGAGCGATATGGTATCCTCCAGAACAACGAACTCGAAGACGCCATCCTTGGTGGTCTCCGTGAGCGTAACCTCCAACCTAACCTGACCGAGGGCATCGTGGCCAAGCATGGCTCACGTGTTCACGTGCGGTATGACTTCAGTGACGCATCCTTTGAGGTGCCCACCAAGAAGAAAGGCGACATCATCTGTCTTCGCCTCATCACGCACAACTCGTTCAACGGCTCCGCACCTGCGGCGGTCTCTGTCGGTGCCGTACGTCTCGTATGCACCAATGGCATGACCTCCTTCTGTGAGGAACTGACGTTGACGAGCAAGCACAACAGCCACATCCGCCCTGAGTTCGCACTCAACGTGCTCGACGATGCACTCCTCCAGTGGGATGTACTCAAGCGAAACAGCACCTCGCTCGCCAGTAAGCAGATTTCCAATACACAGGGATTCAACGCAATTGAAAACCTTGTGAATCGTGGTGTCGTCAACAGGTTCGATGGCAATCGTGTCTTGAATCGCTGGCAGTCTCCTTCCTTCGAGCACGACTCCGAACGCTCGATGTGGAATCTGTACAACGCCTTTACCGAGGTGTTCACGCACGAGGCCAGCAACCATCGCTATGAATCCAATGAGCGTAAGTCTGGGCGTCTGCTCAGTGCACTCGTCACGGCTTCCGAGCACGAGCACTCTGGCATCATCCTGCTCGACAGCATCGACGCCTCCTACAACTAATGGCCATTCGTTCCAATCGGCCCTCCACTGAGCAGGTCAATGCAGACCTCCTCTCCGACATCCAACGTCGGAGACAGTGGCAGGCCGTGCGGTTCTTGCACTACGCAATCAAAGACTTGGACTGTGTGTCCGATAAGAATCTCGCCTCACGCATTAAGGCAAAGATTCAGATTGCGATGGATGAACTGAATACGAACATCAAAGAGAACAACCATGAGTCACAGCCTATTACTATCACAGTCCAATCCTAACCTCGTACTCCTCAACGTCAGTCTCCAGAAGGACATGACTGACGCAGAGTACAGGGCATACGACGCCCTCAACCAGTCCTACATCAAGCGTGTACACACGCATGGTGTCGCCCACGCAGAGCGAGACAAGGTATCGAGAGACCATAAGACCAAGGCCCTCGTCATTGGTAGTCTTTACCACTGCCTGACGCTTGAGCCCAACGAGGTAGAGTCCCGCTACAGTGTCGCTCCCAATGTGGATAGACGCACGAAGCAGGGTAAGGACATCCATGAGGAATTCGAAGCGAACGCTGGTGGTCGAGCCGTAGTTAAATCCGACGACTGGGACGTGGCTAAGGCTATGTCCGAGTCCGCATACGAAATCATCAAGGACCGTTTCGAGCGAGCCAGCGTGGCACGTGAGATTGCCTACACTGGTAGGGCCAAGGTGTATTACAAATGGAATGGCGAAGACCGCTACCATGACTTCTCCATTAAGGGAAAACTCGACCTCCTCACTCGTGTCCAGAAGGGCAAGGGGGAGTTGGAGATACTTGACCTCAAGTCCATGGCCAGCCTGTCCGACAATGACGTGATTGCGTCCGCTCGTGGCAGTTGCTGGGGCATCCAGTCCGCATTCTATTCCGACTGCATCAACGAAGTCTTTAAGTGTTTCCCTAAGTTCACCTACGTGTGTTCCGAAAAGGAAGAACCTAACCTGAGCCGTGAGTTCGTCGTCTCTAGCGAGATGATTGAGCGTGGTAGGCACAACTACCTCCGTGCCCTCGTCGAGGTCGCTGAGTGGCACAAGAATGGACGTCCTGCTGACTACGCTTACGTCGGAGTCACCGAACTCAATGCCTGAGGAATTTCCATTCAAGGGCGTGTGGATACCCGCCAAGGTATTCAAGGACGCACGGCTGACCCAGTCGGACAAGTTCCTGTGGTCAATCGTACACATCCTGTCTAACGCTAAGGGCTGTTTCGCCACACGTGAGACTCTGGCCAAGTATCTGGATATGTCCGAGCGTAACGTGCAGTATGGCATAGGCAGACTTGTTGAATCTGGTTACGTCAGACGTAGCAAGGACGGAACTATCTGGGACATCCTTACGCTCGCCCTAGAGGGTGAAGCCAATTGCACCGAGGGGGTGAAGCCAATTTCACCCGAGGGGTGCAAGGAATTTCACCCATATAGAAACAAGGATATAGATACTAAAGATAAGAAGGCACAGCCTCTGGTTGATGACTCCTTTATCAGGTCTGACCCAACCCTGTCCAAGGCATGGGACGATTACATGGAATGGCGTAAGGCAAACCGCAAGCCCTCCAGCAACTCCTATGTCAATAGATGGAACGCCGAGTTCATGACGTGGGGGCTATTGGATGCAACCGAGGCCGTCACCACGTCATTAAATAATGGATACCAAGGTATCTTTAAACCTCGCACCAGAATAGCCTTTAACAAGTATCTCAACCAACAAGCCAAGACCTCCACCGACCATGCAAAAGGATTCTAACGCACCATTGTGCAGGAACTTTAACTGCAACAATCCAGCCCACATCAGGGAGTACTCCGAGGACATCGCAATCTACGAGACGCTGTGCAAGCCATGTTTGGTGCACTGGGATAAGATTATACTGTCCACTACTACGCCACCTAAGCCCAAGCCAGAGACGCCCATCCCTCAACTGTTTGAGGACACCGAGCCTGAAAGGCTGGGCGACTTGTGGCAGACCGCAGTGACTTGGAGTCCAAAGGGTAAAGGTCTGCTTATCCACGGTTCAACACGTAAGGGGAAAACACGTACGGCTTGGTTCATTGCCAAGAGGCTTTGGGATGCGAACCCATACAAACACAGGTATCTCTTCCTCACTATGTTTGAACTGGAAGCACGTATCGCATCCTCGTGGGGCAATAGCACGTGGGATAAGACTATGCTTCAGATGACCAACGTGCCACTCCTGTTCCTCGACGACTTGGGCAAGGAGAAGATGACTGAACGCATGGCCTCGTGCCTGTTTGCTCTTGTTGACCAACGTACGATGCATCAGCGTCCCACCATCATTACCACCAACCTGACTGGCGATACCCTGCTGGAGCGTTTCCATGACAAGGAGACTGGCACTGCGTTCGTTGCTCGCCTGAAAGACCCAGACCTATTCGAGAGAGTAGCCGCAAAATGATTCACGAGTTTCGCAATCCTATGCCAGTTGAAACCGAGTTAGGTTATGGCATGCTGGTGTATGTGCGTGATGGTGGCACGTTCTCTAATGACGTGTTTGCTATCGTGCTAGACAACGATGGGTCTCTAAGGCATTTTGCATCCGACCAATTCAAGTTCGTTCGCAATGACACCTTCGGCATCCGTACTGAATAAACACTTACATGAAACCAATACCACTTGAAGTAACGATGATGAAAATCATCGGTGAATTGAAGGCCGAGAACGCTTTTCTTAAAGCCGAGGTCGAACGTCTGAAGAACAACATCTCCTACCTAGATAAGAAACTCGATGAAGAACTCGATGGCCCAAAAGCGTAGGCCTGAACGCCTGACCGTTAGCCTTAAATTGCTTACGCCTGAGGAAAGAAAGACGATGAACTCAGAGATGTACAGGGTGCAGGAGATGTGGAAGTCGCTCTACGCTAGGAACAAGTGGAAGCCCGAAATTATTTTGAAGAAAACGCTTGCATCGATAAAGACCAACGCCACATTGACCAATCTCGACTGACACGTTGTCAGTCACCAACAACCAACCAACAACCAACCACATGTCATCCGACATCAACATCGAGCATCTTGCCGCTCGGCTCAAGGCCCTTGAAAGCCAAATGAGTCAGGCCAAAGAAGAGCGTGAGGCCATCAACGACCCTGTCATCAAGGGCCTTGGCATCAAGTTCAGCGACCTCGACGCAAACAAGGCTGGTTCCGTCATTCACCTTCACAACGCTCTTATCCAGCGTGTCGAGGAACTTACGGAACAGGTCAAGGCACTCGAAGCGAAAGCCAAGTAAGCCCAAGGGGGTGCAAAGCCCCTACCCTTTTACACACGCACATGAAATCAGCAAAGAACATCACCAAGTTCACATCCGCCCTAGAGCCATACAATGGCTACAGCAATCACGTCACATGGCAGACCGCTCACTACATCTCAAACGACGAGCACCTGTATGACCTGTGTAAGCAGTTCTACGATAGCGGATACACATCATGGGGCTCTATGGTCTGCAAACTCAAAGAGTATGGCAAGACATGGCAGTCCATGAACAACGCCAACGAAGTACGCTGGGGCGATAGCAACATCAAGGCCAGAGAGATGACAGAACTTCTCCATTCCCTTTTCTCCAAACCAAATGAAAAAAAATCCAACCGAACCAAACAGCAGAACCCACCACCTCGTGTGGATTAAGGTTACTAAAGAACAAGCCAATGAACTCGATACTATCGCTAGCCAATGGGAACTTACCCGTGCTTCGCTCTGTCGCCTCATCGTATCTTCCTTCTTGAGGAATCCCGAATCTTCACTCACCGTCCGCAAAGACATCTCCAATCTAACCCAAACAAAATGAGCACAAACAACATCACACCTGAGTTCGCATTAGCATACGTCCAAGCAGTTTCTAAGACTCGTGACGTCCTGCCAGACGCAGAAAACAGTTTCCACAAAAATTCCTACGCCACACTGTCGGCACACATCTCGGCGACGAAGAGCATCTTCGCCCAGCATGGCCTTGCCATCGTGCAGTTCCCTTTTGGGGACGCCAATCAAGTGGGAGTTAACACCATGGTCATCCACAAGGACGGCGGGTACATCCAGAACTACATCACACTCCCTGTCGCTGAAGGCGTCAAGGGTCAGGAGGTAGGCTCACTGGTCTCGTACTTGAGGAGATATGCCATCGCTGGCGTTGCGAATCTTGCTACCTCTGATGACGATGGGGAAGCAGACAGACAGGCTCATGCCCAGCCCATGAAGCAGGTGAACATGAACAACTTTGCCAAGGAGCAAAAGGCAATTGATAAGGCGTATGAGAAAATCAACGACAAGTCCGCTGAAATCAAGAAGCCCATCTCTGGCAACCCTGACCTTTCCCTCGTTTTGCACTTCGGTAAGAACAAGGGCAAGACGCTCGGTGAACTTCCTAAGAACTCACTCGACTGGTACATCAAGGAATTCCAAGCCAAGCCTTACAACGGCAAGTTGAGCCCTCAGGACGTCGCACTCCGTGAGGCACTCGACAGGCTTTCTGGTGGCAACACACAGGCAGAGGAAGACACGAGCGAGGACGTTCCGTTCTAATCCTTAGGCCTCATCGTTCAACGGATAGGACAGGCGTTTCCTAAACGCTAAATCTAGGTTCGATTCCTAGTGGGGCCAGTTTGGAGAGACGAAAGTCTCTCCTTTTTTGTGCCTGTGGGCTGGGCTATCGAACAACCAGAACGACGCCCATTTAACCTTGCGGACCCATGACACGCACAGGTTCATCTTTGCCATCTGGCTGGCTGGTCAAGCGGTCTTTTACGTGAGCGTGAGCCTTGTATGCCGTGAACGCTCCAGCGACGCCTGAGACGCCCACGAGCGTACCAGCGAGAACCTTGAACCACATAGCATCAAGGAGGTCTTTAAGCAGGAAAGGTGAAGCGAAGCATAGCGACGCCATCAGCAACAGAATGAACCCAGACTTCTTGGGCACAAATGGAACTACACTAGACGCTACCAGCAACCCAGCACCACCAAGCATGAACCACGAGCCGAGCGTAAAGCATCTGGCCCTGAGTTCTCCAAAGGCTTGGTCACGCCTGATGGTTTCATTCTCCTCCTTGAGGGACTGGTTTTCCAAGTCCTTTTCCTCAATCAAGTCGTGGAGCGTTGAGGTCTCGACATCTACCTTGCTGGCTTTGTCCTCTTCCTTCTTAAGTTCCTTCTCGTTGCCGAGTGTAGCCCTGAACACTTCAATCTGTTTAAGCGTCGGGGGCTTGATACCGTCGAGCCTAACGATGGTGAGGTCAACTAACTTGGAGTGAGGTGGCTTTACTCCATCCTTGGCCACCTTGAGTGCGGCGGATGCTTCCGACACCTCGTACTCAATCTTGTCGATGTACTTCTCACGCTCTGGGTTCTCTGCCACCTTAATTAAAGGTGGAGGAGGCGTGGTGCTACAACCGATTAGCCCAAGAGCCAGCCAAGGATAAATCCAGCAACAAAGGAGATGATTCGATAACGCCATACGGTTTCGTTCCAGTAGAAGTTAGCGAGTTCTTTGATTTTGTCCATGTAGGCAGTATGCCATTACGTCTTATTTTTTCAAGCGGAAATTGTTAATTCTAAACCTAATGCCTTCGATGATTTCAGGGGCGAAAGACCCGCAGATGCTGTAGGTGATAGCCTCGTAAAGCGGTTCAATCAAACCATGAACGGAGAAATAAGCGACAACGCCAATCATACCGCCTCCAATGACACGCCGTATTGCTACCACCCAGCCTAGGTTTTCACTACTGACGAGCACCCTAACTACGGCTCCAAGGGCACCGAGTACAGCCATGACCCAGCCACCCTGCTTAAGGTCATCCAGTCTGGAATTAAAATCTGGGTCTGGAGGGTTCATGCATGTGGACCTCCGTACGGTTCAGTTGGGTCTGCTCGGTCTGGCCTGTAATCAACCCTATGTTTTTTCAGTAGATTTCTCACCGTACCATCAGCCATTCCCAACTCTCTAGCGATTTCGCGAGACGAATATCCAGAGTTGCTCATATCCTTCATCTTGCGAATCACCTCACTAGAGATTCTGTACTGATTATTTTTACCGAGTTCTAATTCTGCACCAGATTTTTTGGTTTGGGCTGTTTTTCCAATCGGGAATTCTATTCCTTTTTTCCTAAGTGCGGCCCGACGGTTTCGCATAACACGTACGTCGGTTCCGTGCCTTTTAGCCGCCGCTTCTTGAGAAATTTCTTGAGTCTCGAAATCGTAAAGTGCACGATTCACAAATCCAGCAGACTCATAGTTAGCCGAGACATTTTGAAGCCAAGCAAGCAGTGTTGGGTTAGCCTGAGGCATACCGTTGTCGCCGAAGCCCCCTACCATCATGGATGGGATGCCAGAGATAACCTTCTGCCTGAACGCCGTACGCTGGGCATCGGTTTGGAAGTTAGGTGCGAACCTAAACATCGTGGCCGCATTTGAATTCATGAGCCTGAGTGCCGAGCCTACGTTTGCGTCAGTAGGTTCAAGTCCGAAGATAAGTTTGGTCACCAACTTGATAGGCATCACTTCGGCAAAGTTAGGGACTTGCCTCCAAGCCTTTTGGGCTCGGGATGTAATCGTGTGGGCGGCGTTATTAGACTTTTCCACGGATGTGAGATTGGGGTCGGTCCTCATAAACACCTTGCTTCTCTCGTTGTCTTTAACTTGCCCTTCCGTCGGGTGGAACGTGAAATCAAAGACATCCTCATTTTGCTCAAATGGCTGTGTCGTGTATGGCATCCCTTTGCCCGCCTCGCCGCCAGCAATCTGGTGGTGGTCAAGTATGATACCGTGTCCGTATCCAGAGAATACGTAGCCGCCGACGGCTTTCCATTCTCCCAAGAATCCTGAAAGATAAGGAAGGCTTCCGAGATACTTTGAATTCTGCAATAGGGTTTCACGAACCATGTCTGGGTTATCAGACTGTAAAATCAGTTTAGCGGTCTTCGGGTCGAGAATCCTGTACATGCCGTCTTCACCACGTTCGATAACTGGACGCTCGAAGGCATCCGTAGAGGTCTTCATCAGGTTTTTAGTTTCCTGACCAGCGTAGTTCATACGCTGATACCACATCGGCAAGCCGTAGTTATTAATGTAGCCAGAGCCACGCTCGTACTCCCCCTGCACATAAATCTGTCCGACGTTTGCGGCGGCGGTATCAATGAGCCTTTGGATTCCTGTCTTTTCTCCGCTCACAAGGGTGCCGTAACTGCGACTCCACCAGTTAGTGCCAGACTTCTTGTAAGCAACTGGCTTACCATCCTCACTAAGAAGTGCGTTGCCACCATCCTCATAAAAGGCTTTTTCAATGTCAGAGGGATTTGGAATGCCAAGCATTTGGCGAGCGTCGCCAAACACGTTTTGCATGTAACTAGGTTCGGCAAGGGCCTTAGCCATGTCCTTAACCCTTAATGCCTCAGTTGAGCCTCCAAGTTCTACAAGGTCTTTTGAATCCATCATGGCATGAATTACGTGGGCTACCAAATTTGCCTCCACGCCGTTGTGCTCAAATTTCTTTCCAAGTAGGGCTGGCTTAAGTTCAGCATCTTCCATCTTCCTGAGCCTATCAAACAGTCCGCCATGAAGTGCGTAGTATTGTTCGTCTCCAAGCATTCGGAGAGCCCGCATCGGGTAAGTAAGTTCGCCTTCAGTATTTGCGAATGCACGGCGGCGGCGACCAAGGATGAGTGAGCCCTTGGAGTCGGAACCGTGACCACGCACAAAATGGTGACGTGCATCAGTCATTCCAATCTGCCTAAAGCCAGCATTTGCGGCACGTAAAACAGTTCCCTGCAACGAGATTGGTCTGTAGATATCCTCAACGCCGTATGGCTGTGAAGTGATGATGTGTGGCATGCTAGCATCAGGGTCCGTGGTGTTCACGGCCATGCTTTTGCTAAGTACATCCATCTTGACCCTTAATTCCGCCAGTTTCTTTGGTGCGTCTCCGATGTCAGCCTGACATGCAAACAGACTCATGTAGTCCATCAGCAGTTGCGACAGTCCGTTATTTGCAAGCGGAGACGTTTGCCTATACCTAAGAGTGCCTCCACTGTCATGCTTCTCTTGAAATTTATCAGGGTTTAGTCGAGCCGTGTAAAAGTCGTTAGTGAAAGTGTTGTGGACGCTATTCTTTCCCTTCACCGCATCCCAATGGTAAGCGACGTAATTACCGCCAGCAAAAGCCAATGGGGCCTTTACCATACCGCTAATTATTGACTGGGTCTGAGTCGGACCATTTTCGATGGAACAAGTAAAGTTAGGAATGGTGAACCGCTCCGAACGTTGCAACTCCCTCAGTGTATCTACGTACGCTTCAAGCACCTTAATCTTAACGGAATTATTGCCAGTTTCGTAACGCCTGAAAGATGGGTCTCCATGCTTCCAAGCCCTTACGGCGTCCTCAATCCTAATGACAAGTCTTCCAGCCATGGCGTCGAAGTCAAAGTTAGGCTGGCTATGGTTAAGAAGAGCCCTCTTTAATTCCTGAGCAGACATCTGGGCTTGGTCATCAAGCATGGCGTATTGCAAGAGAACCAACAGCGGGGTGGGGCTGGCATTTTCAGAGTAGTTACCCTCCGTGTACAATGAAGTGAATCCAGCGTTCTCTAAATCAAGAACACCAAAAGTCTTTGGACAGATTTCTTGGAACGCCATAGCAGAGGCTTTAAACAAGGCCTTTGAGAGGGCAGTACTAACACTCCTTGAATGTTCTTCATCTAGATTAAAGTCTTTGTTCCACCTGTAAGTCGGCACCTCGCTAATTCCATACTTTGCCGCCATTGCTGGGGTAAGTTTTGCGGTGCCCCCAGTTTCGGTTAGAATGGTAGAGCCTACGAAATTGTTATCGATTAAGTCACGCTTAAGTAGCCACCTCTCAAGAGCAGTAGTAGCCTCAAGAACCCTCCACTGAATTCCGTGATTTAGTATACCATTAGGCACAGGTGCGACCCTTTGCTTAATGTTGTTGAGGTGGTTCAGTAGTGCCTGATTAGTGCCATGAAGCGAATTAGTCAGCGTTTCAATTTCCCTCTTAACTCCTTGGAAGATTGAGACATCCCTTAAGCCAGCGGCCTGTTCAAGGGTGTCTGGCATTGCATACTCTGGCTGGGTCGACTCGCCCATCGTCTGGTACTGGAACGTGTCAGATTGGATTTCCTCAATCATGAACGCTGGCTCAAATTCTCGCCTTACGCCGACGATTGGGTCTGACTCGTCAATAGAGCCGATGCCAGTGCCAAGCGTATGAATGCCATGAGAGGCAGTCATTGCACCAGCCGTGGTCCTAATGTGGCCCAACTGGAACAGTCCAGTCATCGGAGAGGAATAGTGGCCAGCATTACCCATGGCACTTGAGCGTTCAGCATCGAAAGATGACCTCATCGTTTTAACACGTTCAGCGGAGTCTATGATACTTTGAATCCTCCTTACGTCTTCTGGGTTAGTCGCCGTAGTCTTTCTTTGCTCTAGTATTCCAACAAATCTTGTGTGCTCTGCTTGCATACGCTTAGACCAAAGTTCCGTAAGCCAAATGGCAGTACTGTAGTTACCTTTATAAGTGGCCATACCTTCGTGGGAGTTTCCAGAGTGGGAGATAAGGACGCCCTGCTGAATGAGCAACCTATCTGCCTTATCCGCCATGGAAGGTGAGCCAAGAATCGGCCTACGCTCAGGCTTAATCCTAGTACCGTTTGCGAGTTCAAATTGGTCAAACTTACTACCAGTGTGCGAGAACGCCCAGTTCCATGGGTCAACAATCCCAATGTCTTTTTCGATAGCAGAAGAGACAATGCCGTTAACCTCCTGCATCTTTGCGTCGATTGCAGACCTTACTAAGTAATCCATCTGTGCTGGCCGAATCCTTCTGGATGAGCCAGAGACGAAGTCCTGTTCACTAATGTGGTCTTTTGAATCGTTTGCCTGAGTAAAGATGAATGCAAGTTTACCGTCGAGCGTGTCTTCGCCCAAAATTTCCTTGGGGAATCCAGCAAGGTCAACAAGTTCGTCAATCGACTTCTTCATTGCCGATTCGATTACATTTGCACGTGCGTTGCCCTCTTCTCCTTTGGTCCGAAGTTCAGACAGGTGGGATTGAATGTTCTGGAGATTCGCCACGTGGGCGTCCATCACTTGCATTTCCTTTGCTTCAGCATCAAAGATAAATGGATAGATGTAGGCCCCGCTCGGGAATCCATCGGAGCCATTTGATGCGGTCATGTGGGACAGGTACTGCTGGTCGCCCAGTGGTCCGCCCCTATCTTGCCTAAAGTTCCTAGGATACATGGTAAACACAAATTCAGCCAACTCGCTCCTGCTGATTTGCATGTCCTTGTTTTCGAACAACAGGTGGGCAATACCGCTCATCCTGATTTCATCCTTAGACACGTTATTCTCCCTGATGAACTTATACCACTCGGCACCAGTCATTAGTTCTGGATACTTGTTCTTTCCGCTCCTCGTTTTGCCATGGGCGACGGCACTCATAAGCCTAGAGGAGAACTCAACCCTGCCCATGCCAGTTCCAAAGTTAATCTTACGCCTTAGTAATGACTCAAGTTCCTTAGGGTCACTGCCAGTTCCGCCAACCATCATGTTAGCAGACCTAGTCTCAATGATTTCGGTCTGGAGCACGTCGGAAACGGAAAGGCTAGCCTGAAGTGCACCCGCTTGTTCCCTACTGAGCCTTAGTTCTAAGTCTCCTACCGTGTAGGTAGAGCCATTTGAGTAATCTAACTCAAACATTCCAGAGCCCTTGTCTCCCTCGGATACCTTGACCGTAGTGTTTCTCCTGACAGGTGCGTAAGCACCCTTCGTGACGTCCTTGCTGATAATTGCAAATTTACCAGTTTGATTAGACAGACTGTCGATAGCCTGAGCCAGTTCGGCCTTTGAAGTGCTCAGGGTGAATTTATTACGTAGTGACTCGGCTTCGGACATCGTCTTAACCCAAGCAGTTTTTCTAGAAAAAATCGGCTTGCCAGAAGACTTATCAACACCACTTGGGATGTCGTATCCGACCAAGTAGCCAACAATCTTTTTGCCTTCTTTCCTTGGGATAATCACCACATTGGAATTTGAAGAACTGTCCCACGCAAACTCCGTAAGTTCTGGCCTGTCTGGAAATAGGGCCTCGATTGCGGAACGCTTGTCTCCATTCATTGCCAACTGACGCTCAAGGTCAGGCAGGAAGTACCCGCTGTCCTTGCCAGAAGCCATTGCCGCAAGTTTTTCAATGTCTGCATTAATGTGCGGAAGATTTGCCATCAGCATTTCGGCAGAGCCTCGTGGGCCGAGAGTCCTAAGGGAGGTGTCGTCATTCGTACTATCCCTTGTGCTCATGTCCCTGACGTGCGTCTCAAGCACTCCGTGAAGTGACCCTCGTGCTGGCTGTTGACTACCAAAATCTGAGCCACCCCTTGCAGAAATTCCGCTCTCACCCATTACGCTCCTCATAAGATAACTGTCATCATTCATGACTCCAAATGAGATGGTAGATGCAAAAACGTTAAAATCATTTCCAGCATCCCTCTTATGACCAAGCGAAGTCATGATTCTATTAACTCCAATCCTCTCCATTAGTAGGCTAAAAATTGCCGCTTTAATTGAGTCCTGAGAAGAGCCTTCGTTAAGGGTTAATGTGAGGTAATTATCCGTGGCCGAGTCACGCATTAGGGCCATAGCCACCACGATGTCTGAACTGCTATTCGGATTTCCCTGACCTGCTGCAATTCTCGCAATGGTGTCTGCCGCATCCCTCGTAAACAGGCTGGTGTTGCCGATAATTCTTTGATTAACCTGACGAGACTCGTGAGTTCCATTAGATAGTATGGACTGTGCTTTCTTTAGGATTTCAACACGCCAAGCCCCGCCGTGCACATTCAGCATTCTTGCAAGGTGAATGTCGTTACTGCTTACGGATTCCAATCCGTTTGCCAAGTACTTCGGGTCCATGTGTGCAATAGTCTTGTCGCTTACCGAGTAACCCAGTGCTTCTTCGAGGTTTACGCCCACAGATAAGTTATCCCATCCACCCCTAGAAGACAGGGTGGTAAAGTTTTTATACCCCAACACATCTCCACTGATGTTGATTACGATTCTTCCGTCCTCAAGACGCTTGAAAGCAAATCCTAGGGAGGCCTTTTGTCCGTATGGTGAAATTTCACCAGTCTTAAAGGGGGCGTTGTCACTTGGACTAGCACCATGATACAGCCTTGGCAGGGGTGACGTGTATCCAAGCAGTGGTATCGTCCTTATGCCTTGGTCGTAAAGCAAACCCTTTGGCCCCGCCAACCCAGTTTTGTTTGCGGTGGTTACTTGGCCCTTACTAACAAGTTTGCGACCCATGGTCGCCACCCTTGCTGGTTGTAGGCTGATTTTATTCGTGCCAGCCTTCTTTGCTTCACGGATTAAGATATCAACCATCATCTTCCTGACAAACGGCTTTGAGATAGCCGCCGCACGACGTGGGACGATTACCCTAGTATGGACTCCCTCAACCGCTCCAATCCCTCCGCCAAAACCATCAACGCCATCATATCTCATTGGCCTAAGCAGGGCGTCGCCCATACCAGTGTTGGCGATTGGCCTTGCTGAGATGTATTTAGGAGTGTTCCTAGAAAGGGCATCCTTGTCGGCTAGGCTATGCGTTCTGATTATATCACTAGACCCAGCGTCCAGAATCATGGACTTTGAAACTTCGCCAGATGCATCCTTGGCAAGGGCTGACCATCCGTAGTCGGATGTCATCAGCGACATCCTGAATAAGCCTCTGATAGAAGTTGAGGCCGCATCACCCACGGACACCAGTTGTGCGTTGGTATCACCCCTGCTAAGTTCGTATGCTGGGAATTTGTTAAGCGTCCTGATGCCGTACAGGAACTTTCCAAATGCGTGAGCATTGTCGCTCCTAAGTAGGGTAAGAATTGCTTGTTTGTATGGCTTCTCGTCAGCCAAGTTCTTTCTCAGAATAGGGTTAGCAATCTGACTTTGAACGCCCTGCTCCCACTGGATAGCACCAGACTGAATGTAATGACGCATCCGCTTCTTCATCTCTTCCTTGAAGTTCGGAACAAGCCCCTCCATCGCTGGGTAGTTTCCTAGCAATTCAATTGCGGCCATGCCTTGCATGCCAGAAATCATAGAATCAAGGAGCATGTTGCTGTTCACGTCCGAGCACATCTCAGAGATAAGCACTTTTTGCTCTTGGGTCAGGGAGGAGATAAACGTGGCGATACGGCCTACGTATTCTGGGTTTCCGCCGCCGCCAGCAGGAGTCATGCCTAGATTTTCATCACTTACCTCTGCAAGCAGGGCGTTAAATTCCTGACGCTGTCCGTCGGAAAGAATGTCGGTCTTGGAAATCTTGCCATCCCTAAACGTAATGGTGCTTTCTGAGAAGGCTTTTGTCAAAATTGGGACCATCGCAACCGCATAAAAGTGCGAGTCAATTTGTGTGGTTGAGTCCGTCTTGGCGGTTGGGAACACGACGCCAGTACCATTAAAGTCGGTCTTCTTCAGAATCTCCATCAATTCTGGTGATTCCTGAAGTGCGTTAAGCAATGCCTGTTGCTCGATGCCTTTTGCTACAACTAACTGATACAATGCGGAGTGAAGTGCGTGAACACCAGTGTATGCAACGTAGTTGTTATCTCTCAGGGTTATGGCGAGGTTATCAATCTGCGACGACGTGGCAAAGCCGTTGCCAATAAGTTGGTTAAGTGCCAGATGAACATCCCCAGACTGCATGTTGGTGCCAGTAGTCGGGTCGTCGAGTTCACCATTTACTAAGAACGCCCTTTCCAAGTCTCCAACGACTCCAGATAAAACGATACCATGCATTCTTGCTAGGGCCTGATTGGTTGATTCCGACTGGCCACCGCTCCGAGGAACTAGGTAAGGGATAGATAGAACTTCATTGTGAGAGTTGCTTCCATTTAAAACGTTTTCATCTACGGATTCGACAACAAGAGAGCCGTCAGCACCTAGATAGCCCCTAGAACGTACTATAGATGTAGCCGTGTCTGTTCTTCCCGACTCACGAGGGATAACGCTAGAACCCATCTTAGCCCTATGATTGTTAAATGGGACCAGTAACGAATGTCTATCCTGAAGCGAACTTGTAATTAGTTGCATGCTCTTCACTAATCCGCCCATGATGGCAGAAACGTTAGCGGCGTTGCGGGAAAATGTTTCAACCCACTCCACGGCGGAGTTCTGCCTCTCCATTCTTTTTACGGCTTCACGTGTGTTTGTATCGTAATGATGCTGCATAGTTTGGATTAGTTGCATCAAGCCGAAGTGTGCCGAGTCGATTGACCTAAGCACAAAATCTGCCTCTTGCCTAAACCTGCCTTTAGTCATGCCGTCAGAACCGTAAGTGATTGAAAACGGATTTACTGCGTATCCAAAATCACGAAGTGCTGGATACTCATATGCTGGCATTCCCCTGTCGTTTAGAACGTTGTTCGCTGGCATCGTAAGGCCAAACGTGGCATTTGCTTCTCCGTATGAGTTGTTAATCTGCCTATCAAGTGAGTGTCCTACCGTTGGAAGGAGCACGAGTTCGGTACCAAACATGCTCGAGTCCTTGAAGGAGCCAGACTCCCTGAATACATTTCCAAGGAGGATGCTAGGGCCGAACCTTCCAACCACACCAGTGTTCTCCTCTTCGGGGTCGAACTGAGATTGCTTGAACGTTTCTGTATGTGCCGTTCTTCCAGCCTCGGTGTTTAATTCTTCCCTCCACATTTTTCTTATACCAAAGTCGTCAGCCCTTCGGGTACGCAATGACTCTGGCTCGTATCGGGTAGTCAGCAGGATGGCCGTGTCGATGAGTGCAAACTTCAGGTCCTTGCTGGCTTCATCGATGTTAGCCATGAACTTTTCAAAGATTGGCCTAATCCTGATACACCTTTGGGCGTACAGGCTGTTTAGTTTGTTAATCTGCCTATCCGATGGGTCCATAGTGTTGTACACGTCAAACATCTGATGGATTTCATCATGCCCGATTTCGATGTACGCCTTATCCTTGGGCCAAGTTCCCTCGGCTTTCTTGCGTTCCACCCATTCATACCAATCACCTTCAGGGATAAAGTCTGGCCTGACTGGGGTGAACTGAATGGCACCACGGCCAGCAGAGAATAAACCAAATGAACTCCTCATGGCCTCTCCCTTCGTCCAAGCGTCCGTCTTGATGCCAATAGAGTTGAGTGCCTGTGCGAGACGCACTCCACCGCTCTTGCCCCAAGTCTTAATAACTGCCTGTGAGAGCAACTCTGGGGTCGGGTTTGATTCGTTAATTGCCTTGGTAAGCCTTTCTTTCCCGAAGGCTTCACCGTAGGCAAACTCGCTGATAACAAACTGGTGATGAATCGCCATGATGTTGGCAATTTCTTCCTTAGTCATGGTCGCACCCGCAAAGGCGGACTGGATGGCACTGATATTAGCCATCTGTAACCCTTCTTCGGTCACGCCCATTGAGGTGAGCACGGACCTAAGGTCATCCATTTCAATCCTTGCTGGAAAATCCTGCCTGTAAACCGCATCAACGGCCTCAGTGGTAGTTGCCAGTTCATTCTCCATGATAACCGTGCCATCAATCAGCCTTGCAACTTCCTCTAGGCTAATGGAATTCATGCCGTCTTCCGAAAGTCCGTTGTAGATATGGAGGTACGAATCAACGCCGTCGTTGGCATTCTCGTACATGGGGGATTGCTTGACCCGCTGGCCGTACCTTCCTGATGGCGAATCATCCATTTCACCACGCTTAAAATTAGCCGATTCAATGATGCCAGTCTTATAGACAAGCCTAGCCTTTCCGTTGATTACTTCCCAGCCTCGTGCCGAAACCACATACCTGTTAAGCCTTTGCAATTCAGCGTCGGCGGCGGAGATGTAATAGGAAATCGTCGTGAGCCTAGCAATCTTACGAAGTGCATCCAGTTTGTAGTCATCGCTGTTACCCTTTAGGACGGACTGGCCCATGCCTAGGCCACCCACCATCATGTTAGACACACGAGGCACCTTGCCCTCCTTCATCATGATGCCTAGGTTCTTAAGGGAGTTGGCACGAGAATCGGTTGCAGTCTTGAGCAAGTAGTCGTCAGCACGGCGTGACTTGTTAAGTTCGCCTTGGGACATGTCCTTCCTTTCGGCTGTTTCGTAGGCCTGTTTCTCGGTCAACTGGCCATAGTACTGCATAAGTCCTAGGGAGTGAACTAAGTTCCTCATCTTAACTGAGGTAAAACCAAGCCCATTCTGAGTGGAGTGCTTAACCGAATCCATTGTCCTGCCGACATCTAGGATAAGGTCCAGATACCTAGAGTGGTGTGAGGTGTACTCGTAGGACAAGTCGCTCACTTCCTTGCCAAGGGACTTATCAATCGCCAAGGACACGTTGTCACGCCTTTCAAGCAGTCCGCCATCACCGTAAATCATCATGTGGACCTGCTCGGCGGTGAACAGGCCACTCCTTGCCTCCTTAACAATGACGGCGGCTTCCTCCTGCAAGGTCATCATTTCTCTAGCAAAGCCAGCCATTCGCCTAGAGTTAGTTGCATCATTGGCAAGTTCGTAGGAAATCCTTTCGTACGCCATGGCGTCAGCACCAAAAAGTTGATATGCAGATGGGGCGGCGAGTTCGATAACCCTCTGAGCCATTGGGCTGTCAGCCAACTCCATCAGGTGCTTCTCAAACTCTGCTGGGCTTAGTTCTAGGGCCTTTTGTATTTCTGGGTCGTCCAAGCCAGCCTCACGTGCCTTCTCGACTTCGAGCCTGATAGCGTCGGAGCCTTTGGTTCGTGCGGAGATGAGAGGCTCTGGGAATGAACCGCCAAGACCCATGACGTTCTTAATAAGGTATTTAAAGATGCCCCGCTTGTACTGTGCGGACTCGGTCACGTCGCCAGTCTGAGTCCAAGTTTCCATGCGTTGAATCGCATGCTGGACCTCATGGAGGAGGCTGGAGTGGATGCTGTTCGCCCTGACGTTGTCTGGGATGATGACGTCATCGACGCCGTTGGCCTTGGCAATTTCGCCAGAGATAATCCTGTCGATACCAAGGACAATAAAGTTCTGCTTAGGGTAGTAACCAGCACCGAAGCCCTCGACGAAGCCGACCCTTACAGACTTAAGGCTGGGGTAGTACCTGTAGAGTTGGTCGTGCTTCAGGATTTCATCCAGCCTAATGGTGCTCAACTTCCTTACAATGTTCTCCATGGCGACGCTATCCTTAGCGTCTACCGCCGTCTTGTAGTCAGCCATGAAGGACGTAAAGCCCTTGGTCGGAGACTCTAAGTCGTTCATGAACGGAAGAAGGTGAATCTTCTCATCAACTGCACCAAGCAACAGGCTTGAGCCCTTGTCGCTAAATTCGAACGCCTTGTACATTTGACCGCCGTCGGTCCTCACCATCCTGAGCATGCCAGCGGCCTCCATCATCTTCTCGTTGGCGTCCATCGAGCCAAAGAATCCACCAACCATCATGTTGGAGTACTTGGCTACTGGGGAGATTGGTGCGTTCTTGTCGAACCCAGCCTGTTTAAGAATGCCGTCTAGTTGCGTTCCGATGTTTGCAAGTTGCTTAACAAACGCAGACGCCCTTAGAACGTCGCCACCGTAGCGGTTTTTAGTTACAACCCTTTGGTTAACAAAGTTATTAAGGTTACTGCTGTCGCCCATAGTGCCCCAGCCCATGCGTTCGCCAATAAGCATGACTCTCGCCACGCCTTCGTTGACGGCACCAGCACCAAGGTACTCTGGAGAGAAGTACTGGGCGTCCATGAGCACCTTAACTGAGGCTGGCGGAACCATGACTCCCTGTTTGTCCATTACTTCCGTCCTTTGGAGGTCTTTTGACATTAGGTCTACGGCCTGAAGCCCGATGGGGCTTTGGTTAACCATCTCCATGCCCAAAAGAATCTGAGATACGGCAGTAGCAAGGTGGAATACGGCATGCTCCTGAGGCGTAGAAAGGCCACTCTTCCAAGCATCTTCAGCCATCTTCCTTACCAATGTGTAATCAGAGAACGCTTCTGGATTCTTTTGAATCAACTCAGCATGCTTTTGTGGGAATGCTTCTGCATACATGTATTCAAGTGCGTCGGAGAACGTTCCATCGGCCACAAACTTGTGCAACGAACCCTTGGATAGAACTTCACCGCCCTCGCCGTAAAGGAACGGAGACAGGCCATTAATTGCCAGCATGGAGTTAATGGATACATTTAATCCGCCCTGACGCCTCCCTAGGTTGGACATCGGGGCCCACTTAGATGGGAATACATGCATGTCAGTGGTGGGCCTACTTCCTCGCTCTTGGCTAACAAAACTGAGTGAAGTGAAAGAGGTTGCTGGCGTCACAAACGTGACGTTAGTAGAAAGAGCCTTTTCAAACGGGTCAGACGTTCTTCCAATCGTAAAAATAGCGTAATTTTCAATCCCATTAATTCCCACCAAGGTCTGACTTTCCGCATTTGGGCTTCCACTTTTAAACACGCCCATCTCGTAGTCGGATGACCAGCCCATGTCCTTGGCGTAATTGTTTGAATCCTTCTCAATGTCAGACAGTTGGGCGTTTGGGTTTTTCTTTGCATCCTTTCTCACCCTGTCTCCAGTTTTAGTGACGTGGTGGAATCCAGACATGCCAGCCATTAACAAATTGTCATACAGGTCCCTGTACGTGGTGACATCCTTGGCTGTGGCAATCGAGCCAGCCCTTATAGGCTCGTTTAAAAGCGTCTCAAGCGAGGCGGAAAGTTTTAGCAATTTTGGATTAACGAACACAGTCGTAGAATTCATTGCCTGAATCACGTAACTGCTTTGGTTCTTTCCTGAAAATGAATTTAAGATTCCAAGAAAATGAGACTCAACCATGGATATTTCTCCTTTTGTGAGCATCCTTTGCTTATTAAATTGATTCCCTAACAGCCCAATTATCTTTTTGCCCTTACCGTCGTCCGTTACTTGCCAGTGGTCTTTAATAGTCGCTTCGATGTTTTTATCCGCCTCAGACTTTAGGACGTCTTCAATCGTGGCATTAGGATTAGACTTTTTTTGCTCATCTAAAAGTTCTTTCATCTTCTTCATCTGCGACATCATGGCCGAGTTTCCAATGTACCTGATGTCCCCATCGACGTATGCCAGTCTTCCAGATTTAATCGTGCCGTCTGCAAACGAAATTAATTCCTGAAGGTGACCTTGAAGTACTGTCTTGATGCTCATCTCGGCGTTTTCGCCAAGGGCATCAATAAGGTTTGTGGAAAGCCCCAAGATAGTCCTTCCATTCCTAGAGCCCCAGATTCCTTCAACAAATCCTCCATGGAGCACAGCCATGCCACTTGATACGATTTCAAAATCTCCGATAAATGGATACTGAGCAAGCAGCCTACGGTCTTTTAGGATTTCCGACAACTTGATGCTGGCCTGTCTGTAGAACTGATTTTCGTTCCTCGCCTGAGTTGCACTGTTAAACATGCTGTTCCTTGCGTCATCAACAAACCTGTCCCAAGCCTCATTGTCTTTGAGTGTAACTTCGGCGTTAAAGTAGCCCTTAGCACCAACCATCATGTTAGCACGACCACTGCTGATGTCCTGCAAGGTCACCTTAATCTGTGAGTCAGAATCCTGCGTCGGGCCTTGCTCGGTGCCGACCATGCCACGCCCTTCTTCCTGAGGAAGGTTACGCATGTTACGCTCTGCATAGGATTGTGCCCTAGCGAGCGTCTTAAAGTTGCCAATCAAAGAGCCAAACGGACTGAACAAGGATAGCCTGTTTCCGTTCTGCCTGATTTCGTATCCAATGTGGTTGCCCCAGTACTTTTTGTCTTCACCGATAGGGTACTCAACAAACCCGCCAACCATCATGTTCCTGCGTACGCCTTCGTATGCATTGACATGGTTGTAAGGCAACGCCATCAGGTTATTGCCAAAGGTCTCTTGGAATACGGATGGTTGCGTCTCTAGGTTGGCTAGGAGTTCAAACCTAAGGGAGTGGAAGGGGTAGTTAGGGCCATCAGTGTTCCCATTGTAGCCACCTTCTGGGGCGTTGATGTAGGACTCGTCTGCACGTTTCCTGCCGCCAAAAGTTTCATACATGACGTCCCTGACGGCTTCGGCGTTCGAACCAAATTCAGGCCTAAACTTCTCTACGGAAGTCTTCCTGCTGGAAGCATCCTGAGAAAGGTTGTCCATGTAGTCGGCGAAGGTCCGAGTGTAGTGACCAAAGTCAGTGAACATGGAGCGGACGTCAGACCTCTGCCACATCTTGAGCCTACGCCTGTTAAGGACACGGACATCAACAGCGTGAACCGTGATGTGACCCTTGCCCTCCTTGAGAGGGTTGCCGAAGTCGTCGAAGTTATCAAACTTGAGTTCAACGGCGTAAGGCGAGAAGTGCCTGTTGGTAACTGGAACGTCGCTACCAGTGAGTCGCCTGACCTGACCATCGATGACGACCTGATGCGTACGGCCTAGGTACTGACCAGTAACAGTGTTAAAGACTGGCTTTCCAGCACGAACGTTCCTGACCATCTCGGTCAAACCACGCAACTGCTTCACCTCTTCGAGACTGAACACGTTAACGTTAATGATGGCATCCCACTGCTTATTGCTGAGAACAGACATGTCCAAGGACTTGTTTCCGCTCTGGCTAATGATAAACCTAGGACGCTCGTTCTGCGGGAGGGCTTCAAGTGCGTCTACGACTTTCTTGGAGTTTTCGGAAATGATTTGGTCGATTTCACGCTTACCCTTCATCACCTTGCCGCCCTTGATAGTGTTTGCGAATCGCTCCTTGCCAGTCTGTTTAAAGTAGGCTTCAGCCCTTTCTGGACTCATCAGGGATACGTTAATGTCTCCGTGCCTCATGGCCTGTGCGACGACGCTCTTGGTCCAAGAGTCCAGCATAGGCATGTGCAGGTAACTGCCATTTTCCCACATGAACGTGGTCATCTGAGCATTGCTGTTCAGAGGGTTGGTCGGCCTGAGTAGGATGCCAGCCTGTTCCATCTTCGCAACAGTACGCTGGGTTCTAAGCATGTACATGTTCTCAAGGCTTGCCCTAAGACTCCTGTACTCTGGGTTCCTGATAAAATAGTCTGGGCTCTTGTTGAGTACGCTGTTGGAGTAGGAGGACGCAAATGTCTCATCTACAATTTCCTTCAGGTAGTTCATGTCGCCATCGGCGGCTTCCGCAATGGCTAGTGGAATCGTATGACCATTTACATCGGTCTTAACGTTGTCCATTGAGCCAGACCCACCCTGCGTCTGCCTGAAGGATTTAAGTTTTTCCTGTGCCATGAACAGGTGTGCATCGTAAGCAATTTTCCTCTCTGCAACTGCCCTAGCGTAGGCCGCACCATCTGCTTTGTCTGGAAGGCCAATAAATTTACTCCTGTAGTCGGCAATGAGATGTGCCATGGCATCATCGCTGATAACGCCAGCGTCCTTCCTGTCTCCATAGAACTGCTTGTAAATCTCAACAGAGTCGGCGTCATTCTTTAAAAGAGAGTTAAGATGAAGGTGTGCAATCTCGTGGACAATAGTCTCTGGCGAGGCCTGACTCTTGTTAATCCAGATGACATCAAGTTCTCCACCGTTCTTCTTAATTTTAAATTGAGAGCCAAGTCCAGTTTCTGGCATGTCCGTAATTTGTTTTTCTGGACCAAACTCTTTAATTAACTCTGCCCTAGTTGAGAACCTAATCTGTGCCGTTGGGTCTACTGTGAAAGACTGTGCAAAGGCGGCACGGATGGTGGCACCAATCCTAGTGTCATTCATTCCGTCAATAGCACTAAGGGTAGCCCTCATGTGCTTTGCGGTCTCTGGATTCTTAGCCTCAATCATGTTGATTTGAGACTTGTCGAAATTGCTGATGACGTACGCATGGCCACTCTTCTGGCTGTATACGTTATGGATGTGCCTAAGGCTTCCAGACAGACCACCCCAAGAGAAGCCAATGCCAATACCAGCGGCGGCACCTTCACCACGAGCGTTAAGGTATCCCAAGGTGCCCATGAAGGCGGCGTCACCGACGGAACGCCTGAGCACTGGCACAGCCATCGATGCTGGCCAGCCGACTACTACGTTGGTAAACTTGGCTACGGCAAGTGCTTCAGCACTGAGGGGAACCCTGCTACCGTTCTTAGTGGCAAGCCTTTCAAGCATGCCCATACCAATCTGCTGTGGCTTGACTTGAACAACGCCGTTAGCGAGGTCCACAATCTCATTGCCGAGCACACTGGCGTATTCAGTAAGTGGCTTTACACCAAGCGAGAAAAGCGTTGAACGAATGGGCGAAAGGGAGAGCCCTTCGCCGATTGCCCTTTCTCCAGCGTCTGCAATTGCGGTTTGAGTGGCATTACGGAGGACAGTCGCATTTTGGCCAGAGGTTTCAGCGAAGGCAGTCGTGCCCTGAGCGATTTTTTGTTGGACATAGGAAAATGGTTTTGCGACTGCGTCTGCCGTTCCAGCAATGACCGTTCCAGTCGTACGCATGGAAAACTCCTTCATCCGCTTTGCCGTGGTGTCATAGGTATCCCTAAAGGCATCTGTCATTCCA